AGATGTAGCTCCGTCTCGTGGGCTCGGAGATGTGTATAAGAGACAGATATTAATACCGTAACCACCTAATTCACCATCTTTATTGTATATATATGTATTCTAAGAATTAGATGCATCTTTTGTATACTTTACATTATTAAATGGATTTATACAATCGTGAGTAGTAGGAATACGTTTAATAGCTTCATCATCTGTTATAGATATACGAATATTATTACTATCTAGACTAGATAACAGCTATACACTTCCTTCTGAGTTAGCTCTGTAAGCTCTAGCATCATAATCGTTACCATCTTCATCTTCTGGTATCCAAGTATTCTCTGTTACATTAGCTGCAAATAATCTATTTTGCATTTTTGCAAGAGTCTACGCTATAAATTGATAACCAGTCATAGCATTGAATTCATCTACAGATATATTACTTAAAGTAGCTCCATAATCTACATACTGTATATTTGTCTGACCATCTGGTATATCTATCTCATCTACTATACTAATAGTAGGAGTAGCATTATTCTATTCATAAAATATACGAATTACTCTTAACTTATCAAAGTCCTAGAGAGATAACTCAGTAGATAGCATTACTGACTTATTTGATGCTTTATTTAGACCAGTGCCTTTATATTCAGAACTACCTTGACTAGTTACACTATTAGTTAAGTGAATTAACTCGCTCATTGGAGAAGTAACAGTCTCAGTGCCGTGTACATTAAATAATTGATAACAATATGTTACCATTCCAGCTTTAAGATTACCTTCAGATAACCAACGGAACTTAAATGGCAATAAACTTGCTACAGGTGTTATTTCTAATGAGCCAGGATTAATTATATTTCCATTCTCATCTATAAGATTAGAATTGTCTATAAAATCATTACTCATCATATTAACAATCTTAATAGGACTGTTTCCATCAGTAAAGTATATTTTTATATTAGTATCTGATTCATAGTTACCTACAATACTTAGTGTAGGATTTTTAGATAAATCTTCACATAAACCTAGAGCTCCTTTACATACTAATTTAATTTGAGGCATATTACTATCAAACCCCATTAATCTGTATATCTTATTAATATTATCAGATGTTTTAGTTATTACTACTGCAATGTCATTTATAGTAGTAGTACCTATTATAGTCTCATCTTTAGGTATAATAGTATCGTATCTTCTAGGGTTCTCTATACTTTGTAATACTCCTGTAGTTCCTCCATCGTTGGTGACAACACGGACATCCTCAGCATATCTGTACTGAGTATCCGGTATCAAATTTACGTCCTAGTCCATATTAAGACCACCCGTAAATGTATTAACTTGTGCAGTATTACTTATCATATCAATCTTAATGCGCTATCTTGGTTATATAATATCTGTTCTTCGCCACTAGTACTGAAAAAAGTATCGTGGTCGTTCATCTCTGGGTACAACTTATGCCAGGTGTTCTTTATCGATTCTATTTCATCTGGTCCTGGAGACATGGCTTCAGCGTAGGCCTATTTGCGATAAAAATTCCAACTATTCCTCATATCGTAGTAGTCTGATTGGCTTATCTACCCTTTTAACTTTAGAGGATAAAAGTGTTTAACTCCTAGATACCACAATAAAGCTTCTTTATAAGATTCTAAATCCGGTATCATTGGCATACTGTCTTCATCAGTATATATAGCATAATAGGATATCTTAATGTATCCTCTAGGTACATTAGTCATTATATAACCAGGTTTGGTCATATACTATAAATCATAACTATACATAGTACCATCTTTATGCCCTATTCTGTTACCTAGATATCTACCGTTTGCTGTAGGTACGGTATTCTAGTTTATCAATACGCTTAATGTTTCTCTAAGGTTGTTATCCTCATTTAACTTGTCTAATGCTTCTCTATCATTAGTAAGATTAAACATATTCTTAACTAATGGAAACATAGCAACATCCTGTACTAACATGCAAGCCTTACTACAACATTGATTATCATGAGATACACCGAAACTAGATGTAGCTTTTCTCATAGGTAACCATCCTCCATTACAGCAGTATGAGTACGCTACCTAATCTAATTTGTATAAATCACACGGCAACGATACTTGATGACATTCTATTGGAAGTATTTCTACTTTATGTTCAAACTACTATATAGCCCCAATCTTAAGCATTCCTTCAAGCAGCCACTCCTTCCAATCTGATATTCTTATCTAGTCCTCCTATAAATTGAAATCTGCAATAGCCTTTGCTATTACAGTTTTAGAGGATATCATTCTGTTGTTTATCATAATTCTATATAGTCTCTTATACGATTTTTAATTATTTTACAGAGGTCCCTCTTATTATCTCTTGAAGCTATAAACTAATACTTAGTTTTATTAGTAAGTAGACTATCTTTCTTTGACCAAAAGAATCTATACTTATAATAATTACTATGGTCATTAAGTAGGTATACAGGCTTACCAGTTTCTTTTGTAGCTTTCCAGTCCCATCTAAGACTTTTGCCTGTAAATTCTTTTGGCTGATGTTTAATGATTTGTAAAGTACCTAATCTACATGGAAACTTGAATTCTTTACAATTGTACATTACTTCATCTCTAATGTACTAAAAATAGTCATTAATAATGTTCTTATACGTCTATAAGTCAATATCATATGGCGTATTAGGCTCTATGTACTATTTATAGCTCTCATAGAAATCAGTAGTAGTATAGCTCTTTCTCTAATATTTCATACATCAATTATTTATCACTAACTCTGTTCTATGTATCATCATGCGCATCATTGGTATCATCACTAGGCATAGTAATCATAAAACGTAATTCTCTCTCTAATATCATCTATGTAATAGTTGGTATCATTGCAGATGGTATAGGGAACTCACTATCTGGATCAAAGCAAGCGTTAAGCTCTGTAGGGTCTTCAGCTATTACATCTACACTGATATACTCTAGCTGATTAGAATCTCCATCTACGTATATTCTATTGTTTTTAACCCATGCAATATAGTCTTTACATGTAGCTTTTCTATACTTCTATAATTTAGCTTTAGTACGACTGCCTATCTAAATTATATTACCAAACATATCACGTACATTTATTACTCCAGGTCTATAGTTAAAGTCTATTAACTTAGGGAGTTCTTTATCTCCTACATAAGTAAAGTAACCTGGTACAGTTTCTTCACGATCTAAATGGATAGGTTCTATAGTAGTAAGATATAATTCGTTTATATCTCTTCCTTTATCTATGTCTTGCTTTATTAACATAGCTCTGTAACCTATAATCCACTTTTCAATTTGTGCTCTACTTAAATGCTCAGACTCTGCAATATTATTATTGCGAGCAATAAGTAGAATATTATCAATTAACTAGTTAAGTGTCATATCTTATTTCTAATAACGTTATAAGCCATATAACGCATTTTAAGGCTGTTATAGGCACTTTCTATTATTAGTAATACAATCCTTTAATTTAAGTAATAGCGGTCTTAAAAGGGCTTAAAATAAAAAAGGTTGATCTTATTGACCAACCTTATCCATTGCATTCTTCATATCCTAAGGGAGCATTTCCTTCATAGGTGGTGGTACCATCTAATTAGCTTTCCTTATTATATTTTTTAATTCGTTAACTTCTTTTTGTAAAGCAATTATCTCATCATTCTCTTTTGCAGGCTTATCATTTATTCCTAACCTATTTAGGAGAGCCTAACACTTAGCCATCTCTTCATCGCATTTAGCTATGGCTTCTTTTCTTTGTTTATATGTATCGTATTGATTACGTACTATATTTATAATTTCTTGTTTATCAGTAGATATAGTAAGACCTATAGAATTATCTGTTATAACTGATTTATTCTCAGGTATAGTAAACTTCTTAGTCTCTCCATTACACTATATAGTTATATCTACTACTTTCTTTCTGGGTTGATTAGGCATAGGGAACTATCCTGGTGGTAGTGGCTCATCATATATTGAACTTACTTGAGTAACGGAACCTTCATTATACTCAGTAGTCTTCTTGAATGTACCAACTACTTCTATTATATATACCTTGTCACCTATATTTAATTGATTGAATAACATAATCTTACCTTCATCAATGTCTTTATCATTGATCCAAGCCTTTGCCAATTCAACAAAATGCTTAGTACTATTAGAGTTAGTCATACTTATAATTACTTTATAGTAATCAGAATAAACCATGTTAAGTGCTACGAACCAATCATAACGGTTAAATCTGCTACCCAGATTTATTCCGTACTGACTGGCTAATGCGGTAGTTTCCTCTATAGACCAATGCGGTCCACGAGTACCATCCTCATTTTCCATTTTACTTACAGCTTTACGGGCATGTTCCTCGTTGAAATGAGGACCGTGTTCTGCTTCGTAAGCCTTTACACGAAATATTCTATGCATATTATTATTGATTAATATTATTGAATATATTGATTATTATTTAGGTAACTCAATTATACGAGTATTGGTTACCTTGATTATTGGATTACTGTTAACTATCTGATATTTTTTGGTACGCATCTTCTTCCAATCAAAATGGAAGAACCTAACGAAGCCATTACGGTACTTGTTCTTGTATTCCTTCTTCTCTTCTACAAATAGAATCTATTGATTCTTAATATCTAATGTGGCTTTAAGGATTGAGTCCTTTCTACTAACTATGATAGTTGTTAATGGATTAATTTTAAGTTCTTCGTCAAAATCTATTAGCTTGTGTTTTATAATAGTTCTAACAGAGTCTTTAATCTCAGTATTGATTACATTTACATTAGTTAGGTTCTTGTCTTTGATTTTAAGCTTTTTCTAAGCATCCTTAGCTTCTTTTAATAAACTATCATTACTAGTATTTAGTTCTTCTATAGTAAGCTATAGTACTCTGTTTAACTATTCTTTCTAGGATGCTAATTGCTCGTAAGCTCTAATATTGTTAGTTATTCTGTCAATCTCTTTATTCTTTTTCTGTAGCTAATGATTCTAAACAAAAACAGTCGCAATAAGTAAACTAACTAAACCTACTGCGACTGCTCTGAAATTCCTTGTAAACCAATTAACTATCAACTTTAGTATTGGAATCATCTGGTAATTCTTTATCTAATGATATATCTAAATATTTCTCTCCTTTTGCTTTTATAACCTTCTTGAGTATTTTCCATATCTTCCATTGAGGATATAAGTCGCTAAATGATTCTAGTAACGACCAAAACTCAACTAAGGCTATCATTCCTGCTACTATTTCTACAGCATGCAGGTTAATAGAGGTTACTACCAGCTAATCTATTATTGACGCACTAGTTATTGCTACTGCTGCATCTCTAGTCTTCCATATAGTTTTCCATGCTTTATGCGATTCAATCTTAGGATGCCCATATTTTTTAGAGACTTTATAACCATAGATAGCATCAAGTAGCATCAATGCACCGACAGCAGTGATAGGAACCCATACAGGCGCGAATATAGAAAGTAGCCCAGTTATAACAGAAGCTACGCATTTATCCGCACTACTGAACACGTTCTTAAATATTGACATAGTAGGTTCTCCTAATTGTTGGTAATTCATGGATAATAGCTGATAATAAAAATCAAATAAGCCCTAACAGATTAAAAGGGGAGTAAAATCTGAGAGGGCTCGAAATTCCGTTTGAGATTATAACTATATAACGATAAGGTTTATTTAAAGTTTCTATTTTGAAAATCTTCTTGCATAAACTAATAGCTCTTTATAGCGTAATATCTTCTTTAGTAAGTTAATACCATTACAATGCTTAAGCCAACCTATATGACTACACATTTCTTGTTTGTAATCTTCTACTGTAATGTTTTTCTTTCTACCTAATCTAGCAGCTTTCCTACACATGCTACGCTTAATATTTTTTCTTACTAAAGTATAGTCATGCCTTATTACATAACCTACAAAAGATATACCTCTGTCTTCTACTTTAAATATCTAATAGTTATCTTTGAAAGTTAATTTTAAAGTATCTAAATACTATTTCATTTCTTCAAACAGTTCTCGTAAATACTCTTTATCCTTATGTAGTATTACTATATCATCTGCATATCTGAAGTAATATTTAACCTATTTATCTTCTTTAAGCCAGTGGTCAAAGTAAGTAAGATACAGATTAGCAAAGAACTAAGATAAGTAATTACCAATAGGTACACCTTCTGCTGAATCTATTATCTCATCTAATAGCTATAATAACTTCTAATCCTTTATCTTCTTTCTTATTATGCTCTTTAATATTTCATGGTCTATACTAGGATGGAACTTTCTGATATCTAACTTAAGACAATAAGTAGTATTATCTACATCTTTTAAAGCTTCTTTAACATTATGTAATGCTTCGTGAATACCTCTGTGTTTAATGCAACTATAAGTATCTTTAATAAAGATAGATACCCATATAGGTTCCATTATATTCATTACAGCATGATGTACTATTCTATCTGGATAATAAGGTAATCTAAATATTAATCTTTCTTTAGGTTCTCTAATTATAAATGTATTATATTCAGAAGTTTTATACGTACCGTTAATTAAATTCTGCTATAGTTTTTTAAGTAATTCTTCTTTATTCTAGTCAAACTCTTTGATATCTTTTCTACTAGATTTATTTCTTCTAGCTTTCTTATCTGCTAAATATAAATTGTCTAAGCTAACAATCTTATCGAATAAATTATTATATCTCTTCATAAATAATATTTTCTGAAATACCTTCACGCATCTTCACTTTCGTTACCAATGCGTTCAAGAAGCATGTCATATTTTACCAAGAGGTAAGGTTCAGCCCTTGATTTTTTGTCAGTTTATAATTTTTTTATGTATTTCAGTGTCCTGACATTAGCATTGGAATTGTCTAACTCATTGTTAGAATTCAAATTGAACAAACCTGCATTAGACTCATTGTCTGAGTTACTGCTGATTTACTCACGACTGCAACCTTTTATTGGTTAATTAAAACCAGTTTTCTTCAGATTCTATAGAATCCAATTGTTCATAATCCTCATCATTTAACTCTAATGTAGCTGGAGCAGCTGGCAATGCCGGTTCACCATAGAAGGTAATTCGAGTCCCGACAAGATCATTGGAAAGGCCCAACCCATTGCGAGAAGTCAAAGAGAACAAACCCGCACCAGACCCATAGTCCGAGCTACCGCCGATTAGAAGAGTTCTAGGTGTAGCTGTAGCACTAGTCCAGTGATAATCACAATAATAAATTGTAGCACTAGCTCCATTTCCTACTACAGTTGGGAATAGATCTGCCTAATTATTATTAACGAGTTTTTTTACATATTGACTAGTAATTGTACTTTCTTTAAAGTCTTGTAATTCATAACCTGCTGCAATTAATTGCTCTGCAGTAGGATTAGTTCCTCCTTCAAATGTACCAAACTTAGTATAATCTTTGCAGATGTATACACTATTATCAGTACCAGCAACTACTATATCAATTACATTCTTCCATACATGACCAAATGGATTCTCAATACCACGGTATCTAGGAACATTAACTGTTTTAGTACCAGTAGATCCACCTTCAGCATTAGTATTAGTATGAGTATATTCAATTATACCAGTACCGTTACCTAATGAATTAGTAGTACCGCAAGGTACAAATGAATAAGTAGTAGCTCCATTTACAGTTACAGTTCCTGAAGTTACTCCATCACCCAAACCACCTTGATGATAACCTTCTGCAGTTAAATTAGCATTAAATGCTTTCTGACTATTCAATGTAGCATATTCTACTACGAACAACCAAGTAAGATCTCTATGTGCGCCATAGGTATAGATATTCCAGTTGTTAGTACGACTATTCTCTCTAACAAATGCTTGGAATTGGTTTCTAGTAGTACTTACCTTAGGTTTATATTTTGTATTATTTATGGAGCGTAATAGATTAGGTAGAGTTTCAGATGTTATTCCTTCATAAGCCCCTATATATTTCTTTTCTACCTTAGTATAACCAGGAAGATTATATTCACTCATACGAACCTCAACGGTATTATCCGGAGTAGCCACTAATAGTCTATAGTGTTCAGGTATTTCTACCATCATTTCAGGTGAAATCTAGCTGCTATCTTGAGCTATAACCGTACCATCTTCCCACTTAGTCCAATCATCTGCTTTTAAATATTTCTTAACGTTATCAACATTGTTAATAGTACATCCTCTCATCTTACTCTGGATAGGAAGTGTTTTATGCATTTCCATATTACCAGTACGTACACCATCAGGACTAGAACTATTAGCTAAGTCAAACTTAACTCCATACCACAGTTCATTCTCATTTCTACTAAGCTTACCAATCTCTTCATCAAGAGTAACAGCTGCACTTATAGCACTAGGACTATCTGCTAAGTAATTAGTACTTGATAAATCAGGCATTTCATTAGCTTCAGTTAAACCTACTTTATCATTTACTTTAAGTATTGTACTTCTAAGCTCTGTAATATCTTGATTTAAAGATGTTTCTAAACTATCAATGTTACCTTGCAGTTCTGTGTCCTTAGCTTTAAGTTCTTTCACTGCATTCTCTCTTGCAACTTTTTCATCATTAATTGCATCAGGAAGAGTTTCATTAATAGCTATTTTCTCAGCACCGGTCATTAAACCAGCAACAGTATTAGTAGCAGGAGTAATAGTAATATTAGATAAAGTAGACTCTATATACTTACCACCGCTCTTTTCTACTCCAGTAAGACTAATAGTGATATTATTAACATCAGTCTAGTCTAATTGGAATGTACTCAGCAAGTTATCAGGCATAGAGTTAACTACATTCTCCATAGCTTTACCCTTACCACCATCATAAGCAGTACCAGTAATATCACCAATGATAATAGCATTAGAATCGATGTGTACCCATTGTGAACCAGACCATCTAAATTGATAGCTTACTTCACCAGGAGTTACATTAACATATATTTTATCTCTTTCACCTACTATAGGAGTTTCATGTTCAGCATCTGCGTATAACTGTATATTCTAAAGTACTCCAGTAGGAGATACAGTATAAGTAGCATATGCATCCATTACATCATCAACATATGAAGGCAATTGACTAGCAGGTACTTTACCATTACCATCAAGTTCAGCAAGACCATTAGGTTGGCCCTTTAATGCTTTGAAGTCTTGTAAGTCTTCATTTACATCATCAATCTTAGTATCCAGTCTATCTACTTGAGCTTTTACAGCAGCATCACCTTTATTAATAGCATCTACTATACTACTACCTTTAAAATAGTTATTACTACTATTATCAGGCAGAGATATAATGTCACTATTCTTATCATAGTTTAAACCAACAGATTGAACAATCTCTTTAATGTGAGTCCATTGGTCTACATTAGCATCTCTATTTAACGGTATCCACTTCTTAAGATCAGGACTATATGACTTAATAACATTACCAGTACTATCTGTTGCTAAGTCAATCCAGTAAGAAACCTCTTTAGGATTTGGAGCATACTTAGATGCTATGAAATTAGGATTTTCTTGTTTAACCATATTTGCAAATATTTAATAATTAAATAATCTCCTGTTCTGGAGTATCGTATTCTTTCTATCTCGTATATTCATCATTGAAATATACAATATTGTTTTCATTATGTTATTGGATTTAATGCTACAACTTGACCAGCTTCAGTCTTATCAAAGTAATTAACTACAGCAAATTCCTCATCTGCTGCCTAACCGTCTCTACTGCTTACATAACTCCTAATAAACTGCTGACCTTTCTTTTCACTATTACCCGCTACATATCCATATCTGAATGTAGTACTTATACTATCGTTGTATATAGTGCCATTCTCATTCATAGCGATTACTTTAATCTATCCTTCCTCAGTCATAGTATCAGTATTCAGACATCTAACAGATCCTATTATTATATCTCCGTCTACATTAGTCTAATCATTCCATGTCTTATACTATTTACCATTAAATGTAACATAACCATTAACGGAAGTACTTAAAGTACTTTTATGTGTAAAGTCTCTCTATATCGTTAAATTGGGCATACCTTCTACGCTATCATCTACAGGATTAATTTTATACCATCTATCAACGTATTTAACAGCCTCTCCAACCCATATTTTATTAGGCATACCTTCTTCAGACACCCAACCATCTTTATCAGCGAATACAAATGTTTGACCTGTTACTCCCATATCACTACCCTTCATTTGATATGCTTTTACTATAACTCCTCCTTTATAAGCAGTACATTCAACAGTCACAATACCGTCATTTTTATCTCCAAACCAGTTTCCTCTAAGCTATACAATTAACTATTCCGGCATAGTTAAACTAGGATCATTAGTATATACATCTTGTATGGATTTAATGTCTACCATTACACACTCTGCTCCAGATCGAGTGTTATCGCCTCCCCAGTATAAAAACGGTTGAGTTCTATTTTCAGACGAACCCCAACGCCATCCTACTATTTCACTAGGGATACTAGGAGCGTTAGTGATGTTAGTACCGGTATCAAAATCTCTACCGTTAGAATTAGTCCATATGAATCTCAACTATATACTATTGAAATCATAGAAGTAAGCTACATCATCCCTAGTAGGCCATATGTGACTCTAACCATCAAATACATCAGATATATTAGTATTGCCTACAGTTCTCTTTTGTAGGGGAACCGCTCGTTCCCCTGCTATACCTAACTCTAACATTACTCACTCTCCTCATCAATAATATTATAAGTCATACCTGCTACTTTAGTAAGCTAGTTATATTGAGCTTCAGTACCAGTCCATATAGGTAATGATATCTTACCGTTATTAGCACTAGGTAATGCTAAAACAACGCCAGTACCTTTGTTCATTGCCTGTTGTACTGGATCTAATACAGATATCTTATTCTCACTAATAAGTTTATTTATTAGCTAAGTGATATACTCTTCATCAAGTAATTCACCAACATTACCAAGATTATTCTCAATATTAGTAATCTTATTGTTAATGCTAGTTATGTTCTGCTCAATATCATTTATACTAGATTCAAGATTAGTAATTCTATTATTAACAGTAGTTATCTTACTATCTAAGTTGTTTATCTTATTAGTAAGTTCTGATATACTTTGGTTAACTTCATTCTTGAAATCTCCTATTGAAAATTCTACAGTAGCATCTATGTAGTCCTTAAGTCTACCATCATTAATTACTAAATCAACAATCTAGTTAATAGGAGCTTTAAAGTTCTAATCCTTCTCTGCTATTACCATGTATTCGTTTCCTTCTAGTATACGCTTAGGATCCAGCTCCAATATCTTTATACCGTCACATTTATTCATAACTATTACTCTTTAAAGAACCCACTAGGAGCACTTACTTTATTAAACACAACACTATCAGTAGTAGCTAATGATAATTGAGCTCTAGTAACTACATGAGGATTATCTCTTCTAGCAGCGTGAGTATCAATAGCCTTCTGTGCATTAGTAATTAACTGTTTAAGCTCATTAATTTGGGATTGTAAGTTATTATCTGCATTAGTTCTATTCTCAATCTCTTGATTAATTAATTTAGTAAGGTCAGTAACTTTACCATTAATTTCATTTCTAATATTACTAATCTGAGTAGTTAACTCTTCTACTTTCTGATTAATATACTACCACAGTTTATTAACTTCCTCTTTCAGTTCATCTTTAAACTCAGCTAATTCATTTCTGATTTCAGTTATAGAATCATTAATAAACTGTTCTATCTAATCAAGAGCTTTATTAATATAATCAATGCTAGCATCTACTTGCTTATCATTCAGATCTAGCATCTCCCATGTATTAGTATCATTACGATAGTATCTAATACAACCACCATAGTAATTAGATGTAACGTCAATCCAATAATCTACTTCTAGAGGATTAGGCTACGTATCTGATACTCTAAATCTAACTATCTCTCTCTGTAACATATATTATGCTTTAAATGTTGTTATTTTATCTTCTGTGCCATCATCATATACATCGATATGAACCCACGATACACCATCCTCTAAACGTACTTTACATGGTAATAACAAAGGTTTAGCCTTTATTATCTCTCTTATTTCTTCTGCAGTCTTATCATCACAAGTAAAGTCAATAGCATTACCTGTACAATTCCCCATAAATACAACCTTTCCGTTACGCCTAGTTATTAGAGTTGTGTTTTCATTATTAACACACCATACTACTCCTTTATACTTTTTAGTATAATAACAGTCACGTTGTACGTCACTACAGTCTTTAGTCTAAGTTATAAACAATTTATAAAAGTCTTTTACATTATAACTGCAACCACGAATATTTACCTATACGTTTTTTTCATGTTTCTTTACGCATCTCATTCCACATAATATAGACATTATTTGTAAAATATCTGTATTATAATCATCAGTAGAGTATATAGTGATTCCACTATTATTATCTCTATTGTCAAAAGTACCATCAAACTTAGCGTATGTAATTATTAGCTGCTTTAATATGTCTGGTTTAAGAGATAAGAACCACAAAGGAATCTTTTTATCTAGGCCTATAATCTACTTAACTTGACATCCTGTAGTAGAGTTAATATAATAAGAGTATACACCTTGGCATCCATTCTTTTCGTGACTTTTACTATAATTTTTTGTATAGTTCCAATGTAGAGCGGATAATATATCTTCTAATTCTTTTTTATCTCTTTCTTTCTTTAAATTAAATCTATACGCTACACAATTTCCTTTTATTTCTAAATATCCATCTGATATTACAGCCATACAGAAACGGAGCAGATTAATATCATATTCATTATTACAAGAAGATAAACCTGCTGTTTTAAATAATTTTCTACTACCGTGTATTGAATCTGCTAGTTCTATATGATAACCGTTATTCTTTTTCAGACTATTTAAATAGTTCTACCATTTCTCACTGATAACCTTATTAGTTACACGTTTGTATTTTCCTGTCTGATTTTGAACTATCATTCTATGTTTATCTGTTACTGCATAAGAAATATGTTGATTCTCTGCACATAACAGTTCTCCATCGAAATCATATCTTATTATTCCATCTATAGGCTTCTGTTCTATAGAATCATTCTATATATTATATGTAAACAACATGTCAGAATTTAATATGTTATAATATTTCTTCCAACCGTTGTTAGTCAAAACCTCTGTATCTTTATCAAAACAGTGCCCGCTAACATATACTCCTTTCTTACTCTTTACTAAAGGACACAGGTTGCAACGCATACCCCTTTGATGCATAGTACTCGTATTAATATGCATTGGCATTCGTAAAATATCAGTACGTAGACACAGTAACACATGTAGTAACTAAGTACTTAAGAACATCCATGATTGTTCTCCAAACCTACTATATATGTGATTGCATACTAATTCCTTTACATCAAAGTAAGGTTTAAGCTGTTTAATTATTTCTTCTCTCGGCATCATTGTTATTCATCATTAGGGCATCACCAACTAGATTGGCTGCTACGTTCATACCAAATTGTTTAGTATCATTATCTATCTCACTTACCTTCACGTTGATTTGAAGGAGCAGAAGATATATCTGCTCCAACAATTCTCTATCTGTCATATGTGCTAAGTATGGGTTCATTAGTAGGTAACTGTCTGTTCTCCTAATTGCAACTAAAATGACTTTACTAACTTATAGCTACCGCTCGAATATACATATATATTTACTAGACTACCGGCGTATGCAGTTCCTCCATTAACTGTTATACCACGACTTGCATACCAATTAAGAGAAGTATTTGCCATGAACATGAAGTAGTCCCAACCATTAGATCCTACTGGTGTAGTACTTGGAAGGAATAAATAACAATTATCATACGTACGACTATTCAAAGTTAATTTATTAACTACTTCTGCTTTCCCATCTTGAATAACATTTACAAATGCTTGAGCTCCACTCTCTGCTTGAGTTAAAGTAATCTTAGCATTTCTCTTAGCAACTGTTAAGTTTTCTGCTATAGTTATATACGTAGTGTTGGTTGTAGTTCTCGCAGCATTAACCCAACTTGTATCTGACGAGAATTCGTAATCTAGAGATTCTGTAGTTTCACTACCGTCGCTTTTAAGTACAGTCTTATAAGAATTCACTGTAAGAGTCTCATTAGTTTCTGCTGCAGTTACACTTAAATTCGTTGGAGTTACGTTAAACGTATATGTAGGAGTATAACCGCTTTGAGTTATCTCTATAGATTGAGTCTTACCAGATTCATTCTATGTAAATACTAGAGTAGTACTTCTAGTACTAGAAGTAGTGTTTCTCAGTATCTCTACAGTTATTTTTCCAGTTGTAGATACAACTACCCAATCAGTACCACCAGAAGTTAAACTATAGCCTATATTACTACCATTCTTAGTAGATACTGTTCTTGGTATGAAAGAGGTATTACTATATGAAGCATCATATGTATTTGGTGTTATTGTAAATACATACGTATCTGCTACGTATGCATCTTGACTAACATTAACGGTAAGTGTCTTACCAGAACCACTCTGAGTTAATACTACTTCTCCACTTCTTGCAGATCCGCTATTATCAGATGCACTGATAGTCACTTTACTACTAGTAGTAGAAGTAGTTATCCAGCTAGGTTTACTAGACACACTCCAAGATTGACTACTACCATTCTTAGTAGATACTACTGATATATTAGCAGCAGTTCCATTAGTAGAGAAATTCCATGGGAAGCTTGTGCTAACGTCTGATGTACTACCACCTTCCCAAGTAAATACATAATTATCTGCGGGTGGAGTATATCCGGTTTGAGTAACTGTACAAGTAGCTGATTTACCACCGTGAGTTGCTTTAATAGTTGCAGTTCTACTAGATGTAGATGTATTCTCTCCTAATGTTAAAGTACTAGGTGAAGCCGTACTACTAAGACTACCTAAGTTAGTAGATAATGTAGGATTACCTGTTTCTTCAGTAACATATCCACTAGCCCAATATACGGTTCTCTTAGCACTAGCTGTAATAGTAGAAGTACCTCCACTACTAGATACACTAGTGGGACTAGCTGATACAGATATAGTCCATTCTCCATATGAACTAATAGTATCTCCACTTTGTGACAGACTAATAGTAGCTGTCTTATTAGACTCATTCTAAGTTATAGTAACTGTGCCTGTTCTATTTGAAGTACCTTTATTAGCAGAAGCCCTTACGGTGGTTCCACTTAAAGAGAATCCAGTACCAGATATAGTAGTAGACTTTAATGATACACTGATATCACCACTCTATTCTACTCCATCTAATACTTTTCTCTTATAAGAACTAACAGTAAAAGACTTACTACCACCGCCAGCTCCAAATGACATACTCGTAGGAGATACTGTTAAATAGTAATTCCAAGTCTCTACCTTCTTACGTATATCATCTATCTTTACACATTCATTAGCTCCATAAGTAGAAGCATTATCAATGACTATCAATGAATTAATAGCTAAAATCTAGGTCTTAGTAGGACATTCTGTCCCACTCTAACCTAGACTAAGCTTACTTAATATCATAGAATATGTTGCTATTTCATTACTCATGCTGCTTATTCTTTAAAGTTTCTATTTCAGCTTTAAGCTTTTCAATCTCATCCTTAAGCATCTTAACTCCTTCAATAGCTAATACACCTAACATTTCATACTCTACCTTCTTAACCTTAACATACTCTTCACCATCTTTAGTGAATGATTCAAACTGTTCAGGGTTATTTACTTCAGATTTAAGAGTATCACCTTCAGTTACTATATCTTCAAAACCTAATTCCTCTAAGTTCTATGCTATAGTACCTATTTGCTTCTAATCATTCATTATAAATGATACAGTAGGTATAGCGCATATCTGTTCTAAAGTATAGTCTAAAGGTTTAATATCTGATTTTAATCTAGCATCAGATTCTTTGAAGAAACCACCGGCTGCGTATATTTTTTCAGTAGATGAAATACCACCTAACACATGTAGTTTTTGAGATGGTGTAGTAGTACCACCTATTACAACGCCTCCGCCATTACCACACATTATAATATTTTTGGTTCCATCCATATTTCTATTGTTTAAATATAGATGACCAGAGTATGAATTTATTTCACTTGTGTTCTCTATGTTTACACCACCAGCTGCTGCAATAATATCATCTCCAGCATATATAGCTTGTTTAGGAGTTATAGTTACTGCTCTAGCTACTCCAGAAGTAGGCATAGCAGCATTAGTTATACTTTGAACTAGATTATCTTTTGAAGCACTGGTATACGCATGAACATGGAATGTCTAATATGTTCTTGTCTATTTAAACCACAAATGAACATACCCTTGATGTATAAATGCTTTTATATCACCGAAGCTAGTTCCGTTGTTGACTCCAGTAGGTTGTAAAATCTCATTATTGTCGTCATAGTTATAAAACTATATTACTGTATCAAATGGAGGTTTACTATCATAAGAATTACCAAAAATTCTTACTGTTACCATTGTGTTACTATTAGATGGTATTCTTAGTTTTACTAAACAACCCTTATCGTAATTATATGCAGTATATGGGGAGTATCTTTTATCTAACTCAGTAGCATAATTACCTTTATGGAGTAATTTATAATGAGTACCTCCATAATAGAAAGTTGCTCCTTCATCTAAACTATCTACTCTACCTAATGATATACATGGATGAGTTGTCAGTTTATCATTGTATAAATATGCTCCTAATAAATTTGTATACCCTACTTCTGCAGTTTGTGCTCCGCTATTAATAAACTAAACATAACTAGAAACATCAGTTCCATATAAAGTTAAAGGAGTTACTGATGAAGTTTGATTTATTGTTGCTGGTACAGTTATAACAGAACCTGATGAATTCCATCTCTGCCATGTGTTATTAGCTTCAAAAGAAGTTCCTACATAACTATAGTTAAGACTCTGACCTGTTCCATATGCTCCAAATCTAGCCAATACTGCAGTAGGATTGTCAATACTAAACCCTCTATTCCAACTTCCTGTAGTGGGTACTACCATAATTTTATAATATCCATTTGTATCTATAACACAAGGATACATACTAGTATTACCTACAGTTAAATTACCAGTCATAGTATCCCCAGCTTTCTTTACAAAAGCAGATGGACTAATACCACCAACTGTGTCAGCATTACCTGCATTAGCTGGTTTACCAACGCTTACAGTCTATGCACTACCTCCAGATGGAGTTACTGTGAAATTACCAGCAGAACCATTAGCAAATGTATAAGTAGTATTAGTATTCTATGCAGGTATACCTAGTGCGGTTATATCAGCTTTAGTTACAGCAGTAACACTAGCTATATGACTAGTAGAATCAGTAGAGAACTTATAGAATCCAGATGCTTTACTAGGTGCAGAACCAGCAGGATGTACATAGTTATTATATGTAGCTCCTTTAGTTAGAGTAAGAGTATCGCCACTAATAGATGCAGTAGTAACAGCATTACCAGAACCAGCTACGGTTACTTTACCAACCTTCTTAGCTAATTCTGTATTCATAGTAGACTACAGATTATTGATGTTAGTCTGTAACTAATTATCACCATCCTTTCTAGCTTGAATCTCTACATTCAAATCGTTAGTAATCTCGGATGAACTGCTCTCGATAAGCTCTTCTAATCTATCTACTTCAGTAGTTACCCTATTATCTAGATTAGTAATTCTATTAGGTATATTGACGTCTAAGTTCTATTTATCAGTAGCAGTCATTACACCAGCTGCAGATTGTGTAGCAGCAGGTATAGTCTATGACTTAGTAATAGGATTCGCATATGAATTACTAGCTGCAGATAAATCAGATTGCTTATAGTTAATAGTTACACTAGTTGCATTTCTAGACGTTGCATCTACACCAGTAACTAGGTTATTAGGTAGTGAATCAAGCTTATCACCAGGATTCTGTATACTACCAAATTCATTATATAAGTCATCTAATCTGCCTTTATCTATTGCAGACATAGCACCTGCATTAGTAGTTGTAGCTGATGGTATATCTATATTATCATCCTGTAATGGACCATAATTTAAACCATCTTTAGCTGCATACTTATAGTTAATCTTAACTAATTCACCAGTACTAGTAGTAGGAGTAAGATATGAAGTAATCTTAGTAGGCATACTATTTAAAGCATCTCTATTAGCTTTACCTTTATCTCCAGAATACGCCGTACTAGGAGTTTCACCTAATGCCAAACTCTAACTAATCTCTAAGTATTGAGTACCAGTCCATCTATATGTTAAGTTAGTATCCTTAGCTACATATATCTTACCAGTTTCACCAGTCTGAGGGAATTGAGCTTTAGTAGAGAACTCTAATACATCGTCTACATAAGATGGTAATTGAGCTGCAGGAACTTTACCAGTTGAGTCTAATTCAGCTAAACCACTAGGTTGACCTTTAGTACTAATGAATGCATTTAAACTATTAGTAATAGTAGTGTCGCCTGCTTTTCTATCTTCAATCTCTTTCTGTAGAGCCTCCTCTAACTTGTCAGTAACTCCATCAAACTTATTCTCTATACGGTCTATCTCAGCTTCTCTATCTGCAATCTCTTTATCAATCTTATCATCAAGATCATCTATTCTATTACTTAGATTAGAGTCAGCTTCCTTTAGATCTTCAATCTATCCAGGTATAGTAGTATTAAGTTCTACATAGTCTTCCTTACTCATTAGACCATCCATAGATGCAGTGGCATTAGCTATACGTATATCCATATAGATATTGTTACCACTTTTAACGGTATTCCATGATACACAAGGAGTAGCATTCTATCTGAAAGTGATGCCATTAGTTACTAAGTCATAAGTAGACGTATTAGTACCATCTTTAAACTTAATATTAGTTAATGCTAAATTACCTATATATACATACTAACCATTATCTGTAAGTACTTTAGTACCATCTCCAGTAGTCTTAATAACTGTAGTAGTATATTGTTCTTTACTATAGTTTAATGAACCATCTACAGTAATAGTATCAAATACTACTTGAGATATATTATTGGTACCTTCTTCTTTAATAAAGTCAGGAGATTCAATGTATATAGTACCACCAACTATAGCTACTTCGGTTGCTAAGTCTAATCCATTTCTATTAGAGTTAATAGTATAGATAAGCTTACCTTCTTCTATAGCTTGCTTTAATGCGTCATAATCTTCTTGACTTACTTTACTATCAACGATAGTAGGATCAAAGATATACATAGTCATATCTTTAAACTCTATCATTCGGATCTTACCATTTCTTTCACCATCTTGGAATGGAATCATTTCCTATCCTGTGACAGCAGTACGTTCTGAAGCTTGACTAATCTTTAAACCTTTAATTCTTGCTATCATTGCCAATCAAATTATTTTCTTTCTACTATTCTAACAGTACTACACCGTTATCTTCCCATAACCAAGGATCTGCATCCTCTGTCAACAATGCTAATACATAAGGATCATATAATCCTCTAAAGTATCCATTACCACAACCACACTTAATACAATACGGTTTGAGTTTCATAGGTATACCACTATATAATTGTGGTTTAACCTAATGTAAGTATCTCTTTAGTATTTCAGAATCTATAGGAGTAGTAACACTAGATGTGTTACTAAACTCCAATAAATCTGTCAATTCATTGTATACTATGGTTGCTACAACATCTCTATTGTTCCTAAGTATATTAGTTTTAAGTATAGAGTTTGTTTTACTATTTATATATTCTTTTGCTTTATCCATAGTAGTTTAATTAAGCTTCACCAACACAAACCCCGCCTAAAAAACGCAAACCACTTTTAGTACCAGTCCATCCAACATACGTACCGCTAGAGTTAGTTACCATAATCATACGTTTCATAATATCTATATGAGTATTTACACCGTCAGATACAGTTACTCCTAGTGGAGATATGTACGCGTTATTACCCTAAGAATCATAAGCGGTTACTGAAATAGCTTCTGATGCATCATCGTCTAAAGCTTTTATCTCTATTCTAGACGAATCTATACCAGTAGGATTCTTTAATACTATGGAAGAAGTAGTATTATCATAAGTAATAACTATATTATCCAGAGTGCTATTCTTTAATGAAAAACTACCACTATCAATTATAGCGTGGTTAGAACCAGTTTGTCCAATAGTAATAGCTCCCGTAGTATCTAACTTAAAATCTGTTACTGTAGAAGATCCTGCATAACGCTAGTAAGACATTCCTTCATCATTAACCTAGAATTTAGGTATGCCCATATTAATACTCAGTCCATCTACACTAAGTTCAGCTCTTTTATTTGCTGCAGGATTGCTAGATGATACTACCTTTTGGAATGTAGCTCCATCTATATCTATAGTGGCAATACTACCATTACCTCCAGATACATTACCAGATTCTAATTGTATAGAAGTGTTAGAACTATCAGCTGCTAAGCGTACACCTCCAGCTCCAAAGTAAGCTTCACCATTCGCAAAGTCTAGCAAGAAGTTAGGTCTAAACGAGTTAGAAGTATTCATAGGATCTGAAGTATTAATCAAATGATATTCAGAACTATCACCATCACTAGCATTCTTACCTCTTTGTGAGAACATCAGGTTGTTATTAAATACAGCTCCACCTACTAATGAGTTAGGTGCAATAAGTAAGTCAGTATAGATTGCTTCGTATCCTTCTAACTTAGTCCATGCGCCAGATGTATCTGTAGCTGGAGATACATTATTCTATTGAGTACCAATCCACGTCATTACTGATTTCAAGAAGTAATAGTTACCATCACTAGTATCATATACGTAAGGAGCTTTTTCTCCATCGTTAATATAAGGAGTACTAGTACTATATATACCCATAGGATATGCTATAGGTTGTGAACCTACTGGATCTGGAGTAATTATACCACCCATAGGATTAGGTTTAGACCAATATTGTCCTGATTCTAATTCATCGTTTATTATTCTACACTGAATGAACCATATATAGTTATATTCATCACCGCTAACTAACTCGGGAACATCTATAGACCAACCTTCTGGATCTCTTTTACGCTTCATAGTGTCACTCCAAGCTTCACCAGTATATGTAGTTTCAGTACCTTTACAGTATCTAACCTCATAACCTACTCCAGGAATACCAGAACCACCATTATCACCAGTCATACCAGTCATATAGTATGGATCACACCATTGTTCTATTAATGCGTTATCTCCACCCTTAATAAGGGCAAATGTAGCCCATAATACTTTACCACTACTTAATGCTGGCGCAGTAGAACTCCAACCTGCAGGATAACGTTCAGCAGCATTTAACTAAGGAGCAGTTTCCCAACTATTGTTTCTAGCAAATCTGTATTCATAGTAGTTACCATCCATGCCTTGAACCTTACCTACATTTACCCAGTCACTACCATTCCATACCCACAAGAAACCATCAATAACCCAACCGTCTCCTATCTCATTGCCACTATCTGGAAGATCATCTGTAGAATCTAAAGTACCTTTAATAACAACCCCTTGACCTGTTATTTTTACTACAGCGCCCCATTCTATTACTGTACCTGTTTCACCTTGAACTAACGCTATACATTTCCACCATATACCAGTAGACATATCAGGCGTAAGTACCCAACCATCGCCTGGATGATACGGGTCATTACTAGTAGGTTTCTCAGGTTGAGTAGAACTCTATTTGAATGCTTCTACTTGATAATTAAAGTTATTACCATCAAGACCAGGTACACCTGTAATTAAATAAGGCCCTTGCCAACCTCTTTCGTCTTCAGGCAGAGATTCATCAATTACTAACTTATTATCAAAAGTAACTAAAGCTTGAATACCCCATATGGCTTCTTTACCAGTCACAGAGGGCATACCTACGCTCCAAATACTACCAGGGTTAATATTCAATCTATCTGGATCTCTAGGCTTAACATCACTACCAGATGTCTTAGTATACATTACTCTAAGGTGTTGACCATCTTGACCATCATCTCCCCATTTAGCCCATAATGACGGAGAACTAAAGTTACCCCATTTGTGAGTATCACCTTTATACTTTCTTTTACTAACCCATTCATATTTAAACTCTTCACTCACTCCCTTAGGATCATCTGTCCAAGGTTGTTCACCAGGAGCTGATTGAGGTATATATTCATCCTGATCTGGATTATTATCTGTAATCTCTTTAGGAGAAGCAGGTAACTTGGTACGCTGATATATATACTCTACTCCATCACCATCTTTACCATTTACCCCCCATTTGGACCAAATAGTAGGATCACTCCACTCACTCCAAGTACCATCAGCTTGTAAGTTGTGTGAACAAACCCATTCGCATTGGTATGATTCACTAATACCTGTAGGATGATCAGTCCAACCTTGTCTAATAGCTTCAGTCTGACTATTACCTGTAGGTTTAGTAGGAGTAACTAAACTAGTTACAGTAAGCTTATATACAAACTCAATATTACTACCATCTGAACCATCATGACCATCTGCACCTGTAAGTCTCACAGGTGTACTCCAAGGTACTACTATTGTGCCTTTACTAGAGAAAGTAGCAGTAGACATCCATACATAACCACTAGGATTACTATCACTACCAGACCAACCTTCAGGATATGTAATAGTATTAGTATCGTAATCCCAGCTACCTCCTACAGGAGTATCGGGTCTTTGTATAGTTTTAGTAGATTTGTATGCTATTACTACTCTAGTAGTATCTCCGTATATACCTGGTACACCATCAATACCGTCCTTACCGTCCTTACCGTCTTTACCATCTTTACCGTCCTTACCTGCATCTCCTGTTCTACCTGCTGGTATACCAAATGAGAATAAGAACTTATCTTTATCTAAAGATACAGATGCAGTAGGTGTACTTGATTCATATACATCCTTAATTGCAGCCTTAAACTTAGAACTACCTATAACTATATCAGCTACAGATTCAAGCGGTAATTTATAGTTATTGTCTTTTTCTGCAGTAACAATGTATTCACTACCTGTAGCTTCAAGCTTCTCTTCTAAGTCCAATATCTTTACACCATCACATTTTTGTATCATATCTGTTTATTTTATAATTTACAATAACCATTACTGCAATTTCCTGTACTGCAAGTATTATTAGAACAAGAGTAACAAATACCACTAAATAAAGTAGCAGAGTTACGCTCTTTCTCTAAATGAAGACACTTATCGTTTTCTGTATTGAAACAATCACCTTTCTGAGTAAGAATAGCATTGTTACAGCAAGTACTAGCTGCACATTTTGGTTTAATAGATATCTCAAGTAATCTACAGATATCTACATATAATTGTAAAGCATCGCGATAGTAATCGGATGCTAAAGTATACTCAAGCAGCTATCTCTTAAAGACTACTAACATTATGTTCTGCATAGTCTGATCATCTAAACAAGTTGAGCAGTGAGTATGTAATTTCCTAATCTCTGCCATATATACAATTGAAGGATTGTAGTATATGCCATGAAAATGTATTTCTTCCTATTCCGTAAAACATCTCAAAGTAACATACTTCATATTCCAATCTAATTCTAGAATGTCGTCATTAGTTACAGTTACATTATTATCGGAATCTACTGTAATATTCTCAGAAAAGCTAATGTTATGTATAGGACTGTCTTCAAGTATGTTCTTTAAATTCCATACTTCATCTATATAAACTTCCTTACTATAGCTGCTAAGGTCTACTTCAGTCTCTATCTTGAAGGTCAGTTTATCACCATCTATTTGTATATTTGTTAATTTGTCCATATATCAACAATAAAAAAAGTGAAGAGTGGAATATTCCACAACTCCACTTCTGTAGTTTGTAAAAGGAATCTTATCCCAAATTCAATCTCTCTAACGTGGATTAGGCAATTGCCTTACCAGCAATAAATGACTGAATACCTTTATCTACAATAGAATCAACTAAACTAGGACAATAAACTTCCGTAGTCAACGGAGTAGTCTTGATGTACTGATTATCATTGCTCAAGTACAGGTTATCGTTTTCGATGATAGCATAGTCATATTCTGCATCTTCTACTACTTTACGGACTTGTTCAACAATAGGATATGCACCAGTAAATACATGACCTTTATAACCCATGTTACGTACTTCTGCATCACGTACTTGCTTCCAATAACCCTTACCCGGATTACCAGCAGTCTTAACAATCGTAGCACCTACAACTGCCTTAGGCTGATTAGCAAGCAATGCACCAGGAATAGTCTCATACAGAGATGCTTCCATAGATACAACGCTGTATTCACTCAAAGAGTAAACACCTTCGTTATCATCCTTCGGCATAGCAGTCAAAGTCAGAACTGCAGCAGAAGCAGTAGCCTGTACTCTACGATTCTTGTGAGCGTTAATCTTCTTCAAGAAAGCGTCTACTAAATCTTTAGCTGTAGTAGTTTCAGCATATACTTCATAAGTATGAGTAAACTGCCAAGCAGCTTCATACATATCCTTATAAACAATACGCAAAACGTAACGATTACCAGCAATAATAGTAGCGTTAGTTAAAGTGATTACAATCTTTTCTTCAACAGGAGCTACATATTCGCCAATTACTGCAGACGGTTTAGAAGCTTTCTGGATTTCAGTAGAGAAATCAATATTAGCTTTCTGTGCTACTGTACCATCAGGCATAGTAACGTTCATCTTTTCACCTGCTACACCTACATACAGAGAGTTAGCATTTACTGCATCAGCAGCTCTTTTAATAAGAGCCTTATTCTCATCGAACAAAGCAACATCACCAACAGCCAAAGCATCTACTGTAGTGTAAGAAGTCGGAGCTTGTTTTCCAATCAGAACTGAGTGTACTGAAGTTATCATATTAAATGTTTGTTTTTAAATTAGACATTAGCGCTTAGTCTATTCGCTTACTTTCTACTTTCATTATTTCAGATTTCCACGGCCGTAAGCGCCTTAATTATTCGTCCTAAGATTTCTTAGAACTTGCATTAGGTATAGTTTGTACTATCATTTGAACTGCTAGATCAACTATATCCTAGTGTGTATTTTCTGGTAAATCTGTATACTCTTTAGTTAAATCCTAGAGAGTACCTAAATCCTTAGCTTTTCTTAAGTAAGTAAGCTCATAAGAACTTATGTCATATTTACCATCAGTATATAATACAATTTTATTGTCAGTATATACTCTAATAGGTTTTGCTTGATTATAACGCAATTTATGATCTGATAGGCTATTACTTAGTCTAGAGCTTACTGTCTCTATTGTAGCCTCTATTACATCAGACTCATGAGTAATTAAGTTATTGCATTTATTATCCTTTATACTTATATATACATTTTCACCAAGTGCAAACATATAATCTTCAGGATAATTGGCTTCCCATTTGTTACCTAACTTACTAAAATTATAAGTAGTATAATCTTTAGTATTTACTAAAGTACGTATGTTATCAGTGATCTCTTGATTCCTCTAGAATACTCTAAAGTTCTATTTAACATATTCGTCTTTAGCTCTATTTATAAAATGAAACAAAGTATCTGAAGGAAACTTGATAGTTTCATTATAATGAGGTATGATATTATTCAGCTGCCTCTCTACATTTATTTGAAAATCTCTCTCACACATAATTATTCAGATACTTGGTTTAACTAAAACTTAGAAGATTGTCTTTGAGATTCTATATTCTCTAAAGCAATTACTACTGCTCTATTAATAATCTCATACATAACATCTTCAGGGAAGTCTAATTCTTGTTCAGGTTTAGTATAATCAAACTTAGTTGGTTTCTTAACATAAGTTAGATCTACTCTATAGAACTCTGTATTATCTTCTACTCTTGGAGCATACATAGGATCCTGCATTAAAACAGGATCTACATATACTAAGAGTTTATCGTTTTCTAAAGTAGCTACTGGATTCTCTACCCAAGGTATATTATTGTAAGTCTACTTAAAAGGCTTTACTAACTCATGACTAGTAAGTACGCAGTTAGTCTAGAATTGTCCATACTTAAGTAATACACTAAGTATAGTCATTCTATTATCTTCATCATGAATATCTTCTAATGCATACTCATTATAGTCTGTATGTACAGCATGAAGGTTAACATCTGTAGCTATTAACTTCTCTATTTCAGATAAGTTAGATACAGAACCTTCCAAACCTACTCTTAATGCATTGTTACCAGTAATCTTATTACTTAAGATTTCTAACTATGCTTGATTAAGAAATAAGTCTACTTCTTCATCTAAGAATGCTGGGCATCCACCATAAGCAATACCTTCTGCATTCTTATCCAGAACTACCTTGAAAATTATATGAGAATCTTTATTAGTCATTACTTAGATTTAATTTCATTGAGTATTGCTAATTTAATATCTTGATTCTTCTTATCCTTAAGATAAGCAATTACATCTTCAAGACCATTACCAATTAAATCAGTACCAAAGTAATATTGAGCACGATTCTTTCTAATAATGTTTTTAGCAATAGCTTCTTCAATTACGAAGTTAATTTCTTTATTAGGGTTATTTACCCATTTCATCAAGAACTTAGAAGGATCAGCTTCAATAAATTCTGACAGTTTAGCTTCAGCAACCTCATTAGACATAGAATCTGATTTCATACCATAGAGACGTAAACACTTACGCATTTCTTCAGTAGACATCTTATCCATCTCTCTATATGCTTCACGCTTAACTTTATTGAACTTGTTCTGTTCTTCTGCTTCACTATCCTTATTAATCATAACATAATCAGTGCTAGGCTTAATATCGTTAAGACCATTAGCTACTCTCTTATGTTTCTTAAGGAATAGGTATTTTAATTCATCCTCAGGTCTATTAGTATCCAATATTAAATCCTTTTTGCCAATCTTAATAGCAAAAGTATCCCAAAACGCACTATTAGGAGATAACTATCCCTCAGGATAACCAATTTCTTTTTCTAATCTAGTTGCATCTTCTGCAGATAAACCAGTATATAAATTACCAGATCTGGTCCAGTAAGAGCTTACATAGTCAAAACATGTAGGCCATTTAGTAATCCCAGTCCAGGGATTAGTTTTAATTATTCTAACGATTACTTCCATAATTATTAATTAGATTGTTCAGTTAGTTGTTCTTTATATTTCCAGATATATTTAGCGTTATTCCAGGCTCGTTTATTATTTGGATCTATTGGGTTTTGTAACTGTCGCTGTATTCCTCTTCTATCACAACCAGATTCTCTAGATGCTTCAATAATAGAAACATACTCTCTGATCATATTACCATCCTTATCGTACTGATTTATAGCTTTAGCTACTTTTAAGCCATTTTCAATAGCAATGTGCTTTTGTTTTTTAGTTACTTTTCTATTTTTTCTAGACTCTAAATCAGCCTTTCTGCAAGCTTCTGATATAGTAGGCCTCCAGTCAGGGTCTTTAGCAAATAAACTAGCCGGAACTGTTTCAGGTACATCGGAGTAATCTTCTTTATAAACCCAAATGTAAGGGTTTACTTTAGAACCTATCACATTTCTACCCTTTAACGCGTTAGATAGAGTTGTGACATGTATTCCTGTTAATCTAGACGCTTCGTTTACACCACGATACTCTGATATAAATTTACCGTCTTTAGTGTATTGTAGCACTGGTTTTCTTCTAGAAGAACCAATATTTCCAGAATTACGATAAGCTTCTCTTGCTTCTGTAATTATTTTTCCAGCTTCAGATAGCTTAAGTCTAGTAGCTTCAGTAACTTCTCTGCCGATAGCTTTTTGACGGATCTTTTCTTTAGTTTCTTCAGTATGACATCTACCAAAAGTTCCGTCTCCGCCTTCTGTCATATTATAACCATACTCATCTTGCAATGATTTATATTCGGAAATATAATATTGTTCTTTCTCTGTGAGTTCTTCCCAACTATTGCAGAAATCTATAAGTTCTATTGAGAAGTTCTCTTTTCCATATTTTCTTATGGCATTATGTAACTTGAAGGGGCATCCGTGCTCGGCACTATAGATGTGTTCTTTCCACCGAGCACTTATACCTTTACTTGTGATACCTATATATACTTTATTATTAACCTTGTTTGTTATTTTATAAACATCATATGAACGCATCATAATATATAATATTTTTTGTTATATATTATATAATGTTAACCATACCGCAAGGTTCCTAATAATTGTATAAAAAAGTTAGTTTATCACTCTGCTTCCATGATTAGTTCCCCACACGCACGTGGATCCCTTAACATTATGCCCATTTCTCCAAGGAAGAATACAGTGTAACCATCCTTACCATTAGACCTCAGAGTATTAATAGACTTACCATAACCAGACGGAAGAACTGCACCACCAGTAGTCCAAGTTACGAATTCACGATTCTTACGAACTACCTTAACGATATTAGCTTCACCATCACGTCTACCCAGATCCAGGAACGTCATACGGTATGATTCCAGCGGTTTCAAAGTAACCGGATGTAACTTACGATTGTAAGTAATATCGTCATACAGCGGGAAATACTTCAGAGTCAACTCGATACCATTAGTCATCTTATAAGTCTTGAACTGACCACCAAAAGTAAGGCTGTCACCAGAACCAGTTACAAATACAGTATCAATCAGGTTCATGTTAACTACCTTTTCCTTCAAAATTCTATCGAATTCACGGATACCCATTTCACCAGTCAATGCAACAAACTTACGTTCGTTAGTACCAAGTACATTATAAGACAGGTCAAACAGGAAGTCTTCCAACAGTTCTGCAGTAAGATGAGTATAGTAACGTCTATTAGACGGAGCAATCTGTTCCAACAGACCGGCGCCAATAAATACCGGACGGCCGTTAGTACCTTTCAGATTACAAGAACCATCTTTGTTTACATTAGATTTCATGTAAACCAAGAAACGTTCACATCTCTTATACCATTCACGCAGAGCTACCCATTCCTGATAATCAGCCCACAAATAAGACTTCTTACCAGTCTTAGGATCCTGCAAAGCAATTGCCATTACCGTAGAATAAGCTGAACCAGTAATATCATAGTTGATACGAATTGTAGTAAGATAATTACGCATCTTGAAATGAGTATTATAGTTCAGGATATCGCCCTCTTCACTGTATTCTTCAACAGCAGAAGCCAGACGAGATACTTGGCAACCCGGTTTCAAGAGTTCTGCAGGGATATAAGAAGTAGGCTGACCATCAGCTACAAAACAAGTATATACCCACAGGTTACCGTCCTGATACGGAGCACCTGCTACACGTACTTGGAATTCCTTATCATCAAATTCCAATACAGCAGTAGGACCAAACCAGTTATCTTCTAACCACAGCATAATAGGTGTATTGCCAAGACCCGCAGTTGAATCATCTGTAATAGCTGCACCATTCCATTTTGCATCTCTAATTGTAACTGCTCTATCGGCATCAATCATTACATTCCACTCCCAGCTCGGTTGATCAATGGTCATTACATTACCAAGACCACCAGTAAGCATATCCAAAGAAGTGTTGTAACCATTATCTTTGGTACCGAATACATAGGACAACACAGTAGCAACCTGATACGGATTCTATTGTGATGCTGCAGAAATCTTAGCGGTATCAATCAAATCACTGAACCACTTACCTTTATACAGTACCAAATTATTCAGAATATTATTATCCATAAAATACTAGTAAATTAATTTTTAGTTATTATTAATTAGCACGCAATCTTCGTGCGAAGGAATTCCACATAGACTCGGTGCTAGTGTTATCCTGTTTATTAGTCTTTCTACTTACTCCTGTTCTATTAAGGCTATTTTTAAACTTGTTAATAGCGGCATTTTGACCTTTTACTTCAGCAGCTTTTACAAGCGTATCTCCTTTCATAGTGAAGTAGGCAGACTCAATTAAATTCTTTACGCTCTTAGACCAATCTTTTTGAAATTTGGTCATACCATCAGAGGTAGGTTTGAATATATATTCCAACAGTATTTGTTTATCCTTTTCTGGAATTTTAACACCGCGGATATTATCCATACCCTTTATTTCGTTGATAACGGTATCAAAGTACTCCTGTTGACGTTGGGCTGCGAGCTTAGCGGCATTTTCTTGGTCTTTCAATAGCTGTTGTTTCTTATTCTCTCTTATGTCCTTAAGAGCTTCAGCAGCATCTTGGGACTCATCTTCAAGAATACCAGCTTCCTCGTATTTAGTAAGTTTCTTTTCAATCTATTTAGCATTAAAACCCTTTTCTTTAAGGAATTCTTTTAATACCAACTTCTGATTACTTTCATCTTCAAGATCAATATCATCAAGATCAATTTCATTGTCAATTGAGAAATAATCTCTCAAATTACCACCATTCTTAACAAACTTATCAAGTTGCTCAACTTCTTCGCTAGCGTATTGTGGTACTGAGTTTTCTTCGATTACATCATTAAAGTAATCAATTAAATCTTCTACAGTCTTAGGTTTGTCATCATCCTCAATATCATCCCAACCTAATTTTTCAGATAAAGAGTCAAAGAAACCTGTTACTATGGTAGTTTCATCAGCAGATTCTTCTGGTTCTTCTTCCTCAACTTCAGGTTCTTCTACTTCTTCTTTTGTAGTAGTCTTAGGTTTAGCCTTAGGTTTAGATTTTACTTCTTTATCTTCTTCTTCAAGCTCTTCCTCTTCCTCTTTCTCTTCCTCAGTTTCAGTTTTAGTATTCTTACGAATATTACTTAACTCTTCTTCACTGAGTTCTTCTCCTACTCCTTCAAGATCAATTTTTGTTTCTTCCTCTTCCTCATTAGTAGGAGAAATAACAGGTTTATTCTTTATACTTGCTCCTGGCATGAGTTCTTCAAACACCTCAAAACCGTTCAATGTTATATTATCCATAATTATATATAATTAGATTTGTTGTATTTCTTTAAGTTCATTTATTTCGTGTCTGAGTTCATCGATAGCTTTATCAATGTCCTCTTCTGATTCACTTTCTTCTATATCGTATTCCTTATCAGATAGACAGTATCTAGATACTAATAGATCAAAGTAATACCTTAATTCTTCTTCACTAAAATATTTCTAATTAGTTAGTGCATCTAATTCTTCTCTAGTGAGATTTTTAGCATATAGCGGATCTGTCCTAGGATCGAAAGTAGAATAACAGGACTAGTCTAATCCCGTATAGCTGCCATCGTAATAATTGAATATAGTATCAGTACAATATACTGGAGTGAATGTTTCGATATACTATTGCTGTTTTTTAGCAGCTCTAATATAGGTCTATAATTTTATTTCAACTGATATCGGATCTACTATCATACTAATGTTTTATTATCCCCAATGCGAGTAATTGGAACTGAATTAAAATCTTTCACAAACTATCTTTTACTTTTATAAGTATTAAATAGTTTTTTTATATTATCGTTATCAGAATTAAAAATCAAATCCTTTATTTGTTTCAATCCTACTTTACTATCAGGTTTCAATAGATTTTTATTTATCATATTAGTCCTAAATTCATTCATATGCGATTTAGTTTCTTCAAAGTTATGCAAGTATCTCTAAATCCAATCATACGTTTTAGGATACATAGTTTTAGTCTTTTTGGTATCTATGAATCTATTATCAAATATAGGCAAACTCAATGCTCCTGCTTTCTAATTATCATAATGACTTTTTTCATGACTTATTAAACCTGGCTATAGTTTGCCATTCTTAACGTAATCAGAATTAATAAATACATAGTCAGGTATATTAGGATCGAAAGAACCATTTGCACCCATTGGTTTTATTCCGATCTACATTAAATCAGGAGAATTTTTACTTTTCGCATAATTCTATAACTATTTTGTATAAGTTTTTACATAGTTTGTACCATATTTTTTATCAAAATTAACCGCTCTTCTTAATGCATCCTCATTCTCTATAAGACGCTCATAACTAGCGTTTCTATCTTCAATAGCCTACTAATATAATTTAATCCTACCATCTCTATAATTTTTTGCTTCGTCTATAGCATTATCTATAGCTTTCTTATTTACCGTAGGTATTTCTCTTTTAGGAGTAACGCCCTTGTACTTCTTTCTAAAGTTTCTAACAGTAGTAGGTACGAATGGTATCATAGTAACCGCAGCTAATCCAGCACCTAACCAATCTCTATTCTTTACAGCATTATAAGTATCTCTAGCTGATATAGCATCTCCAATAGGAGTCATATTAGCAGCATCTTCAAGACTAAATACAGGTTTTAAACCTTCTTCTAAAGGTCTACCACTACTACTTCTACCTGTAGCTTGATAGAATCTTTCCTTCTCAGGATCACCTGTCTGACCGCCATCTGCAAATGCTTGCAAAGGACCTTCCTTTCTATGTCTTGTATATACTTTATCTCCTAAAAAAATAAGTATTATAACCCAATTTAGCATCTTCGGTTAATCCCTTCCAGAATGTTGGGTGTATTGATTTCTTAAGTATTAACCCGGCATTAGGATCTCTGGTGGGTAAATGATAAGACTAATCTTCTTCATCCCATTGTGGCTAAGCTCCAGATTCATACGCAGCATGCATGTCGTACTCCGTATCATCGGTGTATTTTAAATTATCTGGTAAACTGTTACGCCAATCCCAATAGCCTTTACCGGGATTATTCTCCCGATAAGACTTTAGGTTCTGCATTCTCTATTTAAATGCTTGTTTATCCATATGTAAAATCTGTAAAATTTCTTTTACCTAAGAATTGTTGTCCATTCATGTAAATCTCAGCTTCTTGAGAAGATTCAGATATGCAAATAGTAATTATATCTTTTTTAAATATTCTAGTATCCAAAGGAGTACCTATAAAGAACATTATGTACTATTGTACTTCATCTTCATCCTACTCTACGAATCCGTTATCTAATAGTCTCTATATAAACAATTCAATTCTTTCTTTAACAGTAGGTTCTCGTTCCATAACTATTATTTCTTTCCGCCTTTACCCTTCTTAGAGCTACCGGATTTCTTACCTCCACATGCCATAATTAATTCCTCCTATTATTTAATTGTTTTAAGATATTGTCTCCAATTCTTTTTATTAGCCTTATAAGTCTTCTTTCTATCCTTAATTTTGTACTTATCAAGATCCTCAGGCTTACGTGTTTTCAGATAATCAAAGTTATCGTCATTAGCATAAGCTTCCATCTCATAAGGAATAGTATAGTAAGCACTAGATGCAGGGTATATAATTGGGTTACCTTTAATCCACTCCCATGCATAAGACCAATAATAACTTATCCATCTCTTTTTATCTTTAGCTTCATAGAGATGAATATTTTCATGATTCCAAGTAGTAGGCTTAATCTGAGATTCAGGTTTTCTACTTAACAAGTAACCACACCAGCTCATTGCAGAATAACCACTAAATGGATAGTGATCCATATGCTTATACTCTACTTTATCTGCTTTTACTTTAGTAAATAGTTGTTTAACTATCCACCATGTTTCTTTAAACCAGTTCATATTCCTTTAATTTGTTTAATATTACGCCGTCTATATCAAATATATTGTGAGAACTATATCGAAATAAACTAGTCTTAGTAATTTGATTAAAAATATCTACGAAATACTTAGTATTGTTATTTTTCCCAACGCACCATAACCAACACTATATATCACAGGTTAGATCTCTTGGATATTTATTTGTAATCCTATTCCATTCTTTTTCTTGTGGTTCCATGTTTTATTTCTCTCCTGTTACTTTATTCTTGATTGCAGTTTTAGCTTTAAGTTTCTCTCTTTCAAGTGCTGCTTTGTCTTTAGCTGCTTGCAACTTCATTTCATGATCCATTCTTTCCCTTTCAAGCTAATTTTTCTTATCTTCTATCTCTTTTTTCATTTTCTGCTCTCTAATCTTAGCATTAAATTCAAATTGTTTAGAAGCTTCATCAGATGCTTGCTTACGTTCAGCTAAAGCTTGCTGGGCTATCTCTACTGGATCTGGAATTCCATTACCATCTTGATCCATATTCTCAGCACCTCTATAAGCATTAAGTTGAGCTACAGTAATCTTAGTAGCATTATCCTGATCTATCTTATATTTCTCAAGATCCATTTCTGCTTCTTTAATCATAAGCTCCTCTTCCTTAATCTCATTTTGCATTTGAATAGCTTGCTGTTCGCGTTCTGCTTGAGCTTGTTCCATAGCTTGTTGCTGTTCTATACGTTTCTGCTCAATCTCCTCTAATCTAGACTTAATCATACTAATATTATCCATAGTAATGATTTCGGCTATATCGAGTAAGCTAGCTCCGTTCTGCATAGCGGGTTGCATTAACTGCTTAAGTGTTTCTATATACTGTTGATTCTTAGTAGTATCTTCTATAAAGATATCAAAATCCTCATAAAGCATATCATCTGATAGTGTTAAGAATGCTCTAGTAGCATCATCTAATATATATTGTAGATGAGTTTTACTACTATCTTTCCAAGCCCATCTAGCAGTATTAAGCAACATAGTTAAGCATTCTCTCTTTACCTAATTGTGTGTCCAGAACCAAGGTTCAGTAATGTGAGCTGATTGTACCACAGAACGTTCTACATTACCTACTAATTCATTAGATGAAATAGACCCTTCTCTTTGCTTACTAACTCCAGATATCTCAGACAGCATACTTTCAATCTTATCCATAAGATTAATATACTGGTCTATGGTATTGGCCATAGTAAGATCAAGAGCTGTAATCTGATTAAACTAACTAGGTTTACCCCCTTCTCTACCAGGTATGTCCCATCCTTCCTCATACGGATTAATAAAGTTTACACCAAGAGCAGATAAGTAATGCATCCATTTAGATACATCTATATTCATAGATTTTGGTATCTAAGTAATGTCCATATTTACTACTTTACCTTTATCTCTAGCCATAGCAAGCTCAAGTCTATACCATAGTACAATATACATATACTGTAATGGTTTCATCATACTTACTAAACTACGAGGTCTACTGTTTGTATTATTATATATTACTCCAGTATAAGGCAATCTCTGAGAGTTAGGATTATCAGATGAAGTATATTGATATTCTAATGGTTGTATTCCTATATATAAGTCTTCACCAGCTCTATATCCTTCCCATACTTCAGTAATCCATTTCCATTCTACATTGAGTTCCATCCCTGTCTCTTTATAACTCTCATCTACTTGATATTCTTTAGGCTCACCCAATTCAGGATCAATTATAGTAACAAAACCTATTTTCTTAAATGATTTCCAGCAACAATGCCATACTTTCACACTGTTAGTACTATCAAATGGATTACTGCTGAACCCATTAATAGTATGAGTCTTAATATGAGTATAATCTAAAGACGTCTTTCTTACTTCAGGATTTATACCCCCTTTAGAAGCTTGATCCATCATATCTAACAACTAATTTAGCTGTTTCTCAGACATCTTATCGTATAATCTATCATATAGTTCAGTTACAGACATATTCATTTCATAACAGCACCATTCTGCGTCATGAATGAATTCTAAGTCGGACGTTTCAGTATCATAATCAAAGTAGATAGGATTAACACGTTCGAGGCACGGTTCTCCATTTAGTATACCTACATAGTATATCTCTTCACCACCAACTAAAGCATCCTTCCAACCTTTAAAGAATTCATGAGTAATGTTTAACTTATTCTTTAAGTAATTAAGACTGTGGTATGCAGTTATTTCTGCGATATCTTTATAGTCTTTACTCATGTATTTTTGTATCTACTAAGGAGTCATTATTTCACCATTTTGCAAAGCTTCCTAGTATCTAGCTTGTTCTTCAGGACCTAATTTACTCATTATAGTAGCCTGAATATAATCTATTAAAAGCTATTTAGCTCTGTCCTACATCTCACTAGCAGCTATATCACTTGTACGTACTACTCTGAAGTTGAATGGTCTTTTGGTTTCTTCTCCCAACAGTAAGTCTATCTTAGGCTTAATTATATTATAATCCTAAGCCATTGCAGGAAAGCCGTCCTGCTGTTTAAAAGGATTAGTAACATACTTTAGATCTTTTTCATTGTATATACTATTATAAAGATCATAGTATGTTTGCATCTCCTCTCTGCGAGTTCTGTTATTGCCATTTCTAGAACCTCCTAAACTACGACCTATAACATAGTCTATACAACTTTCTTGCCAGTCTTTTGTCTTCTTAGACATAGGAAGTTTCTATATTGGCATTTGATTAATATTATTCATAATTAAAACATATATGCTTCGATATTATCTATAGCTTCGTCGTCACGAAACCATTCTTGAGTAAATATAGGGCCTTCAAACAGCACCCTATTTCTATTCTCTTTTTTAATCTCTTTTACTTTAACATTATATAGCTATTCTCTATATATCATTACTTGGGTCAACGCCATTACACGGTCTACGTTAACTACATCATTTGCAGCTATAAGTTCCTCTAATAGCGGTTCCGACATTATATTGTATAAGTTCTTCTTGCCATCCGCATTAATATCATTAAGCCAGTCTTTTATTAGTCCCCATCCCCACTGTTTAATCTATTTATTCATGTGGCAACCCTTTTTTCTATTTACTTTAGAATTACTTACTATATCATTAATTATATCTGGTTGATCAGCAAGTAAGTAGTCACAATGCTTATTAGTAAAGTAAACAAATATACCTTTATTTTGATTCTCATACATTGCTCTAGCATTATAGTATATAAGCAATTTACGTACATTTTCATAAAAGTCTTCTGCTGATTTAGGTCTACCTGTATACTCCGCTACTATTATATCTGAATACTGTTCTATAGACTATACTCTCTTATATATAAAACAAGAACCCAATGATGTAGTACTTGATTCGTCATAATCATATGAGTCTATACCTGCAATATACAAACCAGCACTAGCATCCTTATTAGGATGCTCCCATATTACTATAGAACCAGTAGGATCATCTCCTACTAACGCTCCAGTAACTTCATCCCTTTTAGTTCTTAATGGATAATGTGTTATATCTCCTGTCTTCTTAATAACCCATTTAAGGCTACCGTCAGGTTGCCATACTAGATCACCTACCTACTTATGATTCTATAATTTTTTATTAGTTCTGAGTAATGATAACTACTCCTGTAATTCCTTCTTAGGAAATATGTTACCATTAAACTCTAGCATAGCTTCTGCTGGAGTAATAGGTCTTTCTGCAACATATCTATCAACTGCTGCATTATTAGTAGCATTGGTTATTACTACTTGTCTTTCTGCTAATATATACTCTAAAGACTTCTTACGGTATGTATTACCGTCTTCATCCATATATATACGTTTACCCTTCTCATCACGTATATCTAAGTTAGTATATTGGGGTACAAAGAAACCACATTTATTAGTAGTAGCAGACTCATCCCATATGTTGTCAAATCCTAAACAGTTGTATCCATCAGGATTATAGAACATATCCTTCATGGTTTCAAATGCAGAACCTTCATCACCACCAGTACCCCATACTATCATAGTACCAAATGCTATACCGTCTACCTCTACAGAAGGCCTAGCAATTTGCCATGCTGCTCCTAATTCAGAGAAAGAACCACCCTCTTCAAACATAATAAGATTAGCTTTCTTACCACGTACTACATCAGGATTATCTTTCAAAGTAACACCTATAATTTCCGACTTATAACCTAATTCTATAATGTTACCGTAATCATCTTTAGTATAGAATCCTGCACGCCTACGCATCTAAGTATTAACTGATCGCTTCTTACCCCACGCTGTATTCTTATCTATAAAGTCCATATAGTCCCAAGCTTTAGTAAGAATACCATCGTCTGTTAAATACTATTTATTTGATGCATATATGAAAGTTTTAGAGTACGGTATTAGATAGAAGTTACGGCATGCCATAGAACCACCTTTGTATGAAAAACCTTTACGTCTAGACTTAAGTAGACATAAATGCTTACCCTACTCTTGGGCTTCCTATACTGCATTAAAATAATAATAGTCATAGTCCCAGAAGTCAGGGAAAGTTACTTCATTCACACGTTTTACTTTAGTATTACCTAACTCATCTGTAGTAATATGATTAACTATACGAGATATAGGACAATAGTTTAAATAAAAATAGTTATACCCGCTAATGAAATCTCCATCATCAGCTGTATAACCATCTACACATCTTTTACTTTCTTCATCCCAGAACTTAAAATATTCTGAAGTACCTTCTGGATATACGCAATAAGAACCAGTAGCTATGAACTATAGTGCCGGTCCTCTAAATTTATTACTATTTACTATCTTCTTATTAAAGTCTACCATTGAACCGTTTATTTGTCAGTTTCACTCTCGTCTGAATCTTTTGAATACTTTTGCTAACTCATCTGCTGTTTCACAGAATAATCCATTTACAGCGTTCCATGTAGTTAAGTTAATCGAACACTCATCAAGTTCATCTTCCATAAAGAAAGTTACGTTCTTACCTCTAAGTTTATCCATACTACGTGTTTTCAAAAAAGGGGCGCGTTTCACAACGAACCCCTTCTATTCAGATAATAATTTATAACTTAAATTCTTTTAATTACGAAAAATTTACTGGGGAAATTTCTGTAGCTGTAACCTAGTTTCTTGAGCTATGGTTTTATACGCCTTATGTTTAGTACTCCCCACCTGGGCTAACATACCCCAGACTACCTGTTCACGATAACTACCTATCCAACAAGTTTCCTTCTGCTATTATAGTTTCAAAGGACTAGTATTTTTTTAACGGTAAGTAGAGGGTCATTCTTATCATATTTCAGAAGTTCGGATACTACCCACAGCTACTGCAAACTTACCGTTATTGGTAGCCCCACTACGACTCGAACGCAGACTAAGAGGGTTAGAGCCTCCTGTGCTAACCATTACACCATAGGGCAATATCACGTGGATATTCTTACCCTCCACGTAAGGGTTCTGATGGTTTAGAACCAAGATTTAATTCTTTGCCATAATGACTTCTTTACAGGTTTGTTCAAATATTCAGAAGCTTCTTCAATCTGTCTAAATACTTCTTCTGTATCCTTAGTCAAATCTATAGTAATCGTAAATTTCTTATTCATAATATTTTCATTTATACACTATAACGTGTTGTTAATATTTAGTTATATTTTAATGTATTATTTCGCCAACTCATACGGATTTACTTTAGCATCTCCTTTAACTTTACCTATAGCTAATTCCTCAGCTTTAACCATTGTTTCTAGTGAATCAATACTCTTAAGTACTCCACCAACGGAAGTCATGCCAGCTAATAAGTCCTTAATCTTCTTTTCATCTAAAGTATCGTCTAATGACTCTTTATAGTACTTACTCACACTATCTAACTTTAGACGCATATTGTTTAACATTTGTAGAGCTCTAGTATTAAGTAAGGTTTTATATTCATCTTCACAAATCAATTCTTCTGCCGTCAATTTGTAATTCTCATCATCGAATATTTCCTTTTTCAGTTTAAGTTCTCTACTGTCTTCATCCATACTTTGTACATAAGGGCTATCCCATTTATTCATAAGTACAATGTAACTTATTACTTTAGTAGCATGCTCCTTATCAGGTCTATCTGCATCCCACACTCTTCTAAAGCATGGGATGCCTATAGCATCTGGGTGTATTTTTACTTTACCACCAATAAGATCAAATAGTTTCATTCGTAAGAACTTGTTTATTATCTTCTTTACTCCATCTTATAAGATCGTCTTTAGCAAAGGCATCAGAACAGACTATTGGTTTTAGCGTCCACTTATTACTTATAGAATCATATTTACTTAGTATAAGTACAATATCCCCTAATTTATAGTCTATTACTTCCTCTTCTGTTATTACTTGACCATCCTACTATGCAACATACATAGTTCTACATTCAAAGTTATCAGATACATTTTTAATGCTATTAGTATCTACTTTATATAAAATAGCATTACCGTATTGATCTATCAATAATTTATCCATATTAACAACCACACTGTACAGGTTCACAAGCACAATCACATTCAATATCACAAGAAGTAGATTTCTTTTTTTCTTCTTGTCCCTTTTCTAGCAATCTGTTATAGTAATTCTTTACTTCATCATTTTCAATAAAGATGTACTCTGCATCACTTTCTTTATCTATAGGATACAATTTTATTACCATAGTGCCTTTAGTAACACTCCTTCTCTCTTTAGAACCATCTTTCTTTGTATAGATCCACTCTCCATCTTCAGGAATATACCACGTATAGTCTACATAAAAATGATCTAGTAAGCTAACATTTTCTACTTCTTTATCGTAACTAATAACGGTGCCTCTATCTACTGAACAAATATACTTAACCATAATAATCAATCAATTAAATAACCTAAATAATATTCTTTCTATAATCTCGCTATAATTTCCTTAGCACGTCCCATCGGTACATTCGGATTCACATAATCTGGTTTTATTTGATAATTCTGTATTATCTGCTAAAACTTCTCTATCTCCTCCTGTATGCTCTACTTTTTTATATTCTTCATACTTCTTAAATAGCATGTCACACATTGCATTTACCTGATCGGCTCTACTAGGTTCTGCATTACTCTTCCCATTATCTACTATAGTAGTAGTAATACTGTCAATTACATCATTTGTGAAATCTTCATAAGTAATTACGCCTTCATTAATTAATTCATCTACTTTGTTATATAGGCGCTTCATTTCCTTACTAAATGAACCATAGAGTGGTTTATTGTTTTCCACTTCTAATTTCCACATCATTTTACTTTCTTCAATTGTCATATTCTTTGTTTTTTAACTCATTACAGATAGTATTACTTATATTTCCTGCAGCCCATCCTACTAAGTAGGCATACGCTTCATTGCCATCTTTAAAGTCTTGTGTATATAAGCCTAATTGTTCACAAAAGTAATCCGCAACGTGTACTGCCTCATGAGGAATCATGTCTGGAGTAATATCTTCTGCATTAGCAACAGCTATCACTATTACTCCGTATTTATTATCACTCTTACGTATTACTTTACAAGTAACCATTCCACCATCATATTTATCTATTTCTTGTAGTAATTTATTATATTCGCTTCCATCGTTGTTACCATATACATCAAGAAATATAAAATATTTATCTAAATCCTCAATATTAGTACTTACAAATAATAGTCTAGGGTATATCTTAGGACTATAAACATCATACGGTTTCTTTTTCATATCTTTTCTTTAATTTGAATTTACCTAAGTAAGAGAATCTAACTGGTTTAGGATCTAAGTTAGAGATGATACTATTAGTAAATCTGAACGGGCTGTTACATATTACTTCTATAATAGGATATGGTATGTTATACTTATTACTTAGCTCAGTATATATACTCACTTGATTCCTCATTTAAATCTATCTTTTTGTAATATTTACATTCTTCTAAAGTAGAAGAATCATTAAATGTATTAGGCCTTACTATATTGATTATAGCCTTAACATCTTCCCAAGTTCTATCATTTACGCAATTATCATAAACAGATTGTAGTTTGTGTATCTCCTGTTTACTGTACTTGCGTATAGGAGTATATGCAATAAAATTATACTCATCTATCGTAAGTAGCTCTATATTAGTAGGAATGATCTCAAACTTATTATAAGGCAAATCCTTTTTCTTTAATTTATTCCATAATCTGGTAAATATGTTATATTCTTTCCAACATAATATAGTGCCAGGTCTTACTATTGTTGTTTTAATCTTCATCTTTATTTACTCTTAATATTATAGTAATCTGTACTCTATCGCCGATTATTTCAGGTATAAGCGCCTTATTCACTACAACTTCATCTTCAATCTTACCTTTAACTAATATGCCTTGCTTCTTAAATCTAGCTATATATCTACTAAGATTATCAGGAGTAATACCTAATACTTTCCTAATATATTTTCTGTTTTCAGTAGATATTACATTTTTACTTATGTTAGGGAGCTTAGGAGTGTTAACATCTATTGCTATGAATGTAGCTAGTAACTCTAGCTCCCTATCAGTAAGATCAAGTATACCATTAAGGCTCTTTAAGAATTCTGTGTTTAAATCGGCTTTGCTTACGCTTTTTACCAATTTATTCATTTGTTAACGTATCCTTAATTTTATTTAAAACCTTATTTAAGTTATAATACACTGTCTCAGCTTCTAACTTAACACAAGGTTGTATTTCACCTTTATTTGCTCTTTCATTAGTCTCTTTTAGGTTACTTTCATATTTCTCAAGTAGGTCATCAATGAGCTCTAAAGTAGCATCTACATTATACTTACTTTCATCATCAATACTTAAAAGATAACCTTCTTCACATAAGTAATCTGCAGTATCATAATCTAAAGACATCATTCTAGTGTAATTATCTTCAGCAATGTTAAATGATACTAAACCTGTTTCATCTTCTGCTAATACATCACCTTTCTTAGCAGAACCAAATTCCTTAATTACTTTGTAGCTCATAATATTTATTTTAAATGTTTATGTATCTATAAACGGTAGATTAAATAAATGTTAAAATCTGTTAACATTTATTAACACTTATTATATAGATAATAAAAAACCCTGACTAACGCCAGGGTTCATTCTAACAATGAGTTAAGCAAATTTAAATTGTATTTGATATAGCAATTATATCATATGGTTTGACTAATTGACTATCCTTAAACAAATCAAAGTCCTTAGCAAACTTTTTATTATAAACAATAGTATCTCCTACTTTATATTCACATTCTGTTAAGCATGTAGGAATCTTCAATACTATACCTGTTGAATATTCAGACTCTACCTCCTTAGTTTCGGTTTGTGTATCATACTTATTGAAACCATCTTCATCAACTTCACCTGTAGGAATCTGCTCTGTTATCTCTTTAGTAACCATAACTGGTTCCAAAGGCTTAACTAACACATCCTTCAACATAGTATACTTAATTCCATTTACTACTGTTTCTAGTACTCTATCTTCCATAATATTCTATATTTAATACTCAAATAACGTATTATTTCTTATTTTGTTTCTCTAATATTAATATATTTCCGCCATTAGAACAACAATAACGTCTAGCCAAAGTAGGACAGTTTCTATTTAAGAAATAACAGCCATCACAACTACCTATTGGATTAGACTCTATTATAAACTATTTGTTGTCTATTGTTACTGGTATTCTATCTCTTACTATCTTTGCTAATTCCTAATCATTTAATGTCATAGTCCTTTCCTTTTCCGTGTTTATCTAAGTAAAGCATAGCTATTGCATTCCAAGCTACAGCTGCTAAGTGGTTTACTTTAGTTTCATCATCAATCTTATTACCCTTCTCATATTCAAGTAAGTGTCTTAACATAGCGGCTTTATATCGTTGGTAGCCATTCTCTAAGTTCTGCCAATTATTATCACCATATTTAATAGAACCGGCAGTATAGAGCTTCACTATATCTTCAATCTCTTCTAAAGGTAGTAAATCCCAACGTAGCTTACCATCTTGGTAATCATTTTTCTTCCCCTCTTTCATTGTTTATCTCTTTTAAGTATAAAACCCTGAGTACATAATGAAGTAATCCTAGAAGGGCAATAACAATTATATAAATCACATCCTTGACGCATACCCTTTACTTCATTCTCTACTAAAGTATAAGGTTTATTACCAAAATAAATTCTTTTACCTAAGTAAGCTATTTCTTTAACTTGTTGTTGTTTCATAGTAATTATATTTGTGATTATCTAAAGTAGGAGTAATTAATATTATATCACTTTACTTAACTAGACACTATTATTACTTTACCCCTCTTACTCCCCATATAACGTCTAATATGATGTATTAGTTACTATTTCTTTAACATTTATTAACATTATTTATAGTTATTTAACGCTATTAAGTTCAATGTTTTTAACATTCATTAACGATTTTAACTCATCAGCTAGCTTCTTGGCATCTGGATGAGCTGCACCACTACAACGTAATTCAAAGAAATGTTCCCAGTCACTTTCAAAACCTGTCATTACTAACTCTGTCTTAGTTGCATTAGGGAGTATTGCTCTTGCTTCTTGTGGTTTTAATCCTTTATTTATTAGCAATCTATATTGCATCCCTGCATTGTTCAAACACCATAAAAAGTTATCTGCTACACCATTATCTGAAGGTAACTGGATCTTCATATTATCAATATCACACCAATCTCCATCCCAGTAAGTATAATCACCTGTAGGTATATCTAACCAAGTAGGTTTAATAAAAGTAAGTTCATTATTAAATTTATCCTTATTATAGTTGCAATATCTCTGTGACTCCTGTGCAAAGCTGAATACTCTGTGTCTAACAAACTCATGACTTACTCCTCTATCACATGTGAATTTAGCTGTGATGCGCTTCTCATGATGTTCTGTGGGTTCACATTGCCACTCTAAGTCTTCTTCCCAGCCATTCTCTACTATTACTCTTAAATTAGTAGTTATATAATGGTGAGTTAGCTTAAAAGGTCTTACTTTTGGGTATTTTTTCCTTAGTTCTTCATCAGCTGCTACACTATTAACTTTAGAATATTTATTTTTTCTATATCTGTCTACTAGACCATTATTAGGATTATTAAATTTTCCAAACTCGTCTTCTAAGGTTTCAGTATAAGTTTGTTCAGGAACATTAAGATAAATAGTACCATGCTCTAACATAGCCCCATGACCAAGCTTAATCATACGATCTACAAACTCTTTAGCGCTATTCTCTGTTATCTTATCTTCAGACTTATAGCAAGTTCTACCTGCTAATTCTATCATCTTGTAAGGGTCTTTTTCCTCAATAATTTGTACACTGGATTCTATTAATTTCATATTAGTTTAAAATTTCTATAGCTGTTATTTTTACTTGGCACATATATACATGCCCTTCATATTCTTGTAGTCCTTGTTGTACCATATAGTACTGATCGTCTACTTTTACTATTTTAGACCATCCATCATCTGCAGGACCTATATACGTAGATCTATTATACATTTCTGCAGATTTATCAAATGGAATAGTATTACCTATTATTTCGTATTCTATATTCATACTATTTCTTTTTAGTAGTTTTTCTTATATATGTAATAAATCTTATATGTGGGACTCCTAGTTTAGATAGCTTCTTATATGTAACATAAACTGAAGATGTACAGTTTAACAAGTTATATGAATACTTAAACATATTAACCATGCATACTGTTATTTGTTTATTTTCTGATAGTCTAGTAATAGATAAGTGACGCTGTTTAAATCTAAACATGAAGTGGTAAGTACTATGAATTATATTTTCTACTTGTTTTGTGTTAGTATTATATACCCAGTAGTGAACTCCATTCCAGTTATATTGACTAGCTATTAATATATACATAACACCTTTAGTACGCACTTTTAATACTAGAAACTTAGTATTATCAATCTGTATTTCTTGTTGCCTATTTAGATTATCTATCATAGGCTCAATATGTTCTATATAATAATCTATGCTATGTTTCATATTATCTATAACGCAAATATTAAGAATAATTACAGATATTTAACATAAATCAAACATATTTTAAAAATAAAATATAAAAATATTTTATAAAAATTTTTTGAGAGAGGTGGTGCGTGTGTGGAATAGCAAAAGTTCACTCCCCTGCATTTAGTATCGGAAGGGAATACCCCCGCATTGTTCTATTCGGGCATTCTCTTTCGATATTTATTTATTTTTTTTTGTTTTACATTCAAAATCTTTAAAATTATGTTGTGTTATCTACAAAGTGCAGAATTGAGACCGCGAGACGGTAAATTACCGTTCTTCATCTGTAAATGGCGAGGTGTCGTAGGCGATACAAGCGCGGATAAAGTAACGGATGAAGGAAACGGAGTTGTAAGAATTAATGTTAAAGCCGCTTTAGCTCGTAACATTACCTTAACAAAGTCTATATTTCCCGCGGATGAAGAAGCGTTAAGTGAGTGGAAAAAGCTACTCAAGTGCCGTGTAATGTACGTTCCCGAAAAGAATGAGGATGGAACGTATAAGAAAGACGATAACGGGAATTTCATTCTCAATGAAAAAGTAAAAGAGGAAAACAAAAACAAATGTGTGGTAAATTTACTTTACAAACAAGTAGATTTAGCTTCTATCAGTGACGAAGTAAAACGTATTGAGTTTACCACTTCTGACGGACGAGTAATGAAACAAAGCTTTATTACCGTTATTGGTTTTGCGGATGAAACCGACGTTTGGGCTGAAGAGCTTACACCTGAAGAAATGGCAGCAAACAATTTGCGTACTAACTTAGCTAACGGAACGTACGTTGATATTACGGACGAAGAAGAAGAAAAAGAAGCTAAACCAACCAAAGCCGAAAGTAAAAAATCTACACAAGCCTCTAATGACGATTGGGATTAACAAATGAATGGTGGGGAAACCCACCATCCTCGTTTTTTAAGACTAATTGTTTTACCAAAATAGACTAATCACATAATATATAGCTTTTATGGACAGAAGTGTAATAATTGCATTAGTTATTTTTATTTTTCTCTGGATTGTAATACTAAAATATTGCATTGAAACAAATGATTGGACTGGCTTTATTTACTTAAATGGTCTCGCTTTGTTGATAACAATATCATGTATAGGGGCAGACAAAAATAATAAATAAACTTTCATTAGAACAAGAGAATAGCATAGCAAAAATAATGCGCTTGTTCTACAAACTCTATATGTAGATCCAGTATCAAGGGACCGTGGATTGATACATGTCGGATTAATATGACGGTTTACGCTACTCCCTGGGCAAGAATAGTATAACGAAGTCCCAAAAAATTGTGTGTATTCTAATATTTAGAAGATTGTGCTACACACTCTATAATCCTAAGTATTCGCACAGTACAAACTTGGATAAACGAAGTACAAGTTTAGACCTAAAGTTCTAAGTTATCTCAAAGGAGATGAAATCAAAGATAGTTCGTATTTGCGGTATTGCGGGATACGAACAAGTCAAGTCATTATAAGACTGGGTAGCGTAATACAAAAAATCCTAGCTGACCTGTAGCTAGGTATCTTTAAGGTGAGAATCCTTAACAATCCTGTGGGGCTTATATCTTGTGTTTATAGTAGTGGTGTCACAAGTATTAGTGCAGACGTTAAAATCAGGAACAACTACATTATTATAACAATATTATCGGTCACAAGTCTAACAATAATATGATGTAGCCAAGTTTGCCCGTCCTTAGATTTATAGTATGAGCCATTTGTTTATTTAATCATCGTTTCATTCTTAATTGCACAGATTGATTAATTAAGCATAACAGTAAGCGTACTGTTGTCAGTATATTTATATGTGAATATAGATATACTGATTGCACTCATTAAGGTAGCCTTCATGTGGCGAGTGTGTTAAGTAGTAGGTCTAAAGAATCTTCCAGTTTGTACCTATGAAAACTAATACCTTTAACCGCCAGCTCACGCGGTATATAAGACAGGATTGCCGGACCCGCAGGTGTAACGAGATAAATACCTGCATTTTTTATTAACCTTAATAATTATCAAGTTGTAAACTTTAATTTAATGCCCAGATGGCGAAATAGGTAGACGCTAAGGTCTTAAACACCTTTGACCATTGGTCGTGCGGGTTCAACTCCCGCTCTGGGTACAATTAGTAATTAACATTAAAATCAATTTAATATGAAAGAAGAAAAACTTACAAGATTAAAAATTCTAAGAGTAATGTCATATAGACTCTTACATTTCCTTATAAAGGAAAAAATACTTAGTACATTCTTAACAGAATGTTTACAAAACTCAAAACGCATATCCTATGGTACTATGTCACGATGTGGGTTATTTGAATTTGAAGCTTATTTTATATTTGCTAGATCAACTACATTGACTGAAAATAAGTGGTGGGGATATGCATTTAAGTATAGGGAGGAGTATCTATGGGAAGTTTAAATAGTATTACTAAATCTATAGTAGGTGCTATAATATTTGTATTTATACTTACGTGGATAGCCGATAAACTATGTATTACACGTGTTAATACTGCTACAGAATTTTTAGATAATTATAAGAATTGTGTAATAGTAAGAAAAAGTAATAGTACAAGTGATTATATACTTACTATTAAAAATCCTTACACTCAAGACATTAGATATAGAATTACTAATGTGGTTGTTCCTTCTGGATTATATTATAACTATTCTATAGGAGATACTATTGGTAAGAAAAGGCAAATATACTTTAATCAATAAAAATATGAAAAGAGAAGAAATTAAAACTTACAAAGATGCTTGTAAAGTAATAGGTAGAAAATCTAGAACTTATAAGGATAAGCATTTAAATTTGTATGAACAGCTTAGTACAATTATAGCTGCTCTGAATTTCATTAGTAATAATAATAAACCTTGGACACCTAAGTTCGATTATTATTACATCTATTCTTGGTTATATAGAAGAAGTGAATATAATAAATCTACGAGTTTGTTCTATTTGCATTCTGACACTGGGTTAGGCAGTTCCCTTGCTCATGTCGGGACATCTCTGAAAATAAAAGAAAGAGAAGATGGAAATTATATAATGGAAAACTTTAAAGAACTACTCCAAGATTGGTTTTGGGGAGATTAATTACTAATTTTAAAACATTATCAAAATGGAAAATGATTTAATGGCGAGACCTGAACCGCCAAGAAGAACTGTTTGGGTAGTAGTAGCAATCCTTGCCTTAATAGGCATGATTGGAGCAATATTTTACGCAGAGCGTAAAAACATTGCTAATTTCTTAAATGGTGTAAACCAAGAAGAAGTACAAGAAGATGCGCATATTACTATTGAAGAGCCTGTAGCAACAATACAGGATATTCTCGATATGCGTGAGCAAATGAGAGAAGATAGAAGGATTGATAGTGTATTTTTAGCTATGCCAAAGGTAGTACTAATTGATATTTTGATGCAACATGGTACATCGTTGTCTATAAAAGACATGATTTACATATATGAATCAAACACATCAACGTACAACACAGTATTATCTGGGGCAAGAGCTCAAAAATATCTTGATGACTCTATACAAACTCATGTTATATCAACGGTTGTAAATGACTCTATTCAGAATTAAAACCAAACCTTCTTTCTGTTTTAAATGAATATTAGAGTCTAGTATACTCAGTCTGTGAAGATAGAGTATACGTCCTCAGAAAATGACAAGCATGTGGGGCGTAAGTATATACAGTAGGTTATCGTTTATCCTCATTTATACAGGTTAATTGCGCAACTGTAAAAAACGGGATTGATAGAATAGATGGTATATATGATCGTGCGGACGTTAAAATCATGTACTCCAATAAGATTTAGTTTGACAGCTACTTCTGCTTATGAGTTAAAACTATAGTGAGAGTCATAGTAAGCAACGATTGTAGTCGTTTATCTTTGTCTTATAACAAATGCTATAAACTAGGTTGGCACTAACTTAATTAAATCCTGAGTGTCCAGGCGTCATTATTAACAATTTAAATTTTTTAGAAACATGAAAAAGATTGGAAATTTTTTATTTGTAGAGCAATGCTTTGCAGATATTGAAGAAACAAAACCTTGTATTATTAACATCAATGCTATTGATAGCATAACTCAGAGCTGCGATAACAAACATGGAAATGTTGCAGTCATAGAGACAGATAATGCAAAAATTACCTGTAAAGATCCAGATAATTTCTTTACTGAATTTGAGAACTTAATTTCAGAGGAAGAATGGTAGTCAATAAAGTAAAAGAAGGTCGTAAGTTAACTGAGATAAAGTTCAGTAACGACCACTATCTTGCAAATCTATTAGCTACTACTAAAGTACTTGGTATATCGTTAGAACGAGCTAAAAAGCTATGTAGAACAGTACCTGGTAAAAGAGTAGAGGTTAATCCTCCTATTGAAATTATCAGTAAATCAAATACTGATAAACTATTTGAAGAATTAGAGGAATATGAAATAGAAGTATCTATCAGTATTCCTAGTAAATAACTTATCAAAAGTAAAATATGAAAGCAATTATTATTACATTTAAAGGAGAAATAAAAGATGAACATGCACTAGTAACATCTTTAGCATCAAATATAGCAAATAATACAGATGCTAAGAACGTAGATGTAAGTATCTTATCAGATGAAGATGTGATGAGTGCTATGGTAGCTAAATGTTTAACTCCAACTGATATAGCAGTAGATAGACCATCTAATCCGCAAATACCAGTAATAGAAGACTTCTGTAAGAAGATTGTTGCATCTATTGGTTCACCTGCTCTCAAGACACGAGAGCTATTGAATTCAGAACTATGTAAGTTCTTAGTACAACAGAATCGTGAGATTATTAGTGTTCCAGTAAGTATTATTGCTAAAGTAAATACTACTTCTGCATATTACGAACATCGTAAGGTACTAAAGGAATACGGTTTATCCGCATTACCTGAATTATTACGTGATATTAACCCTCTATTCAAATTTTACTAGTATGGCAAAGAAGAATAATGAAGAACCTCCAAAAGAGTTCAAAAAGAAGCCAAAACATAAGAAAATGGAGCCTTATAATCGTAAGAAAGCATGGAAGTAAACAATGATTGTCCTACACTTGATAATCATATCAACTGTAGTGAATGTACTCATGAGTGTAAACTCAGAATGCAACCAAAGAATAGTAAAGAAGTAGAAGTTCCGCCAGAGTCTCTACTCAATACTATATATTACTAATTTAAATTGTTAGTAAAATGGTGGATTCAGTCAACCTAAAGAACTATTTATAGCCAAATCCCTAATGGAAGTTTAGCAGTTACTAAACTGCTATTCAAGAGTACAATGGACTATACAACGGTCAACCAATTTATTGGTCAGTGATGAAGGAAACGGGTTACCTATGAATAAGAGATACAAATAAATAGGATAGTTCTTTTTTAATTACTACTTAAATTTATCAAATGCTATATCATACTTTAGCAGATGTAGTAAAGAATCAGCACTAAAAATTCATAAGAAGAATAAGTACAGAGATATTAAATTAAGACTAAACATTATAGCAGTAGCTATAATAGAGGCTAAAAAGAGATATTTTAGTGATTGTTCTTTCATTAAGATTATATTATAGTGTTAAATAAATTTTATTGTTAAATCAATTAAACTGTATTCAAAATGGCAGAAAAGAAAATGAACATCCTCTTAGAGGAAGTAAATGGAGAAAACATCCAAGATGTAATCGCTAACTCTAGTAAAGTAACTGAAGACATTGCTACTAAGGCAGCTGAGAAGATTGCCGAACGTCGCAAAGAGAAGCTAACAAATGAGTTAGTTGCTATTGTACAGAAATGTGAATTTACAGTATCTTCCGCAGTACTGCAGGTTCGCCGTTCTAATCGTACAAACCAACGTATTAAAACATACCTGAAGGATTTATCTGCACTCGCTGAAGATATCAAGAGTGGAAATAAGCCTGTGTCCGCATGGGATAAAGAAGCTCGCGAGATGAAGAAGCAGTACGATAAAGACCTTATCGAAATCGGTAAGAGTATTGACGAATCTCAAAGAGAATTGCGCGATATCTTCCCGGATTCCTGGCAGTGGACATACGATGAGTTAGTACCCGGTGTAAATCGTCGCTAACTCAAAACAAACAAAATAAAAGAGGTTCCAAGCTTAGAATCTTTGAATCAATAGCTTAGTATGTGAGTCGGAATCAGTTCTTTTGAACTAACTAGGGCTTGAGGCATACAAGGACCTGAATTAACAGGTCTCATACAGAATTTTTAAATCAGTTATGGGGAACTACCGTGAACTACTGATCATAAGTCTGAGATCGCGACAATAAGATTGTCCTCTAGAGATAGAGAAACGCCTTAGTCGTGACATCAAGTTTAGACTGAATAATATGAATCTTTGAATCGCTTAAAGTATCTATACTTTAACTATTATTCGTGTATTATCAAGATCAGTATAAGAGAACTAACCATTCTCAAGACCATAGGGTATACAACTTTGGTCGGTTGTATACCCACATTGACTGTTAGGTCTATGAATCAGTCGTATGGACGGGGCTATCGTATGCCCCTAGCTCCACTACGTGTTTAGCAATAATATTACAGAGCTTAATTGTATCTCTGTGAGACATATTATTCTTCATATAATTTATTGCTGTAGAGATAAGCTGTATAAATAGGATTATTCTGTTTCTAGTAATAGAAATACACGGGGCTAAACGGTTTTGACAGCGACAATGTGAAGTAGAATAGGTCAATACGCAGATAACTGGCAATACAAGTTATGTAACGGACTATACTGGTATCGCAGCGTGATAACAGAGTCCAACGGCTAAGCTAATGTCGTAGAAAGCTGGAGTAAGGATAGTACTCAGATGGTAGAGCGGTGAGATAATATCAAAAGCTGGTATCGGAGGTTCGAGTCCTCCCCTTACTACAAATAAAAAATTAAGTTTAATCAATAAATTAATTTGAAATGGGATTAATGAATTTTATTAGACAGAATCTTCCAGAATCATGGGAGAAAGCTGCAACAGAGATGAGAATGAAGACTGAATTAATAACTCGTCTTCATAATGTAGTACCTCGTGCTTATAAGAATAAGTATCACTACAAAGAAGGAATATCTTATATTAGAAGAGTATTCAATACTAAATGTGACATAATACATTTAGTAGATGCTACTGATATAGATATTACTAAATGGAATGAATTAAGTAGTAAAATAAAAGAATACGAATATCAATGCGTGTAAGATATTTTGCTTGGTTTGACTCTAAACATGAAAGAACAGAGTTCATTAACTTACTCAGATCAGCTAAGTCTGATATTGATGCAGTTAATAAAGTGATGCAAAAGTATCCAGAATTAACTTTATCAGAAGTATCTGGAATAGTAAATAACTTTAAAAAAGAAATTAATCAACCATGAGACTCAATCATCCTGGTATCTACAGAATTGTAGGTGAAAACTTTGAGCTTCTTGCCAATATAATTGGAGAAGTTCCTTGTATGAGAATTACTTCTGCACTATTAGTTAATGACTTAGTACAGAAAGGGGAATTCACAATACTACCTGAAGAATCTATTGAAATTCAGAGCGTATTAGCAAATCCTGACAAATTTGTTTTTCTAGAGTATGAATACTCAGAAATATGTTCATTACCATCTTATCGACAATCGATTCATGGTACGAAAATGCCTAATATAACTGACGAACAGTTAAAGACATTTACTAATAAATACCTCGAAGACATTGGAATATATGGACGAGGTGTAGCTGCAACTAAAGCTTATATATTAGAAACTACAGGCTGGTCATTAGCACAAATTAATGTAGTACTAATGAAAATAGCTAAAAGAGTAAAGCAGCAATATGTTAATTTATAGTTTGACAAACCATATATATACCACTTGGGGAGTTAAGTATAGTTCATTTAACTGGCGACCTGAGTGGTATACCTTTTTAAGAATACAAAAAAGGGAATTAAACGAAATAGAATTTCATGAATCTTATAGGATTAAAACTGTAAAATATTTAATATTTTGGTTTGACAATATGATAATACAAAAGATAGGAGTGGATAAGGATTTAACCTTAAAAGTACGCATAAGAATATTATGTGGACTAATTAACAATACTCCTACTAGTATACTTACTAGACCTATGAAAATAGAATTCATGGAATGTATATGGGATACATATAATAAATTCTACAAAGATTGGTATGAATACTATTGTAAGAATATACTAGAATTGCCATTTTAAGTCTATAGAGTCTTGGTTGACTCTATAGGCACACTAAAGCCCGTAATTATGACAGATGAAGAAAGACAGCAGCTTTTAGATCTGATCAAGCAGGCTAAAGAAGGTAAACAATATGCCTTCACACAGCTTTATAATCGTTATTACAGAATTATATACAATACTATATATAATATTGTACACAATAAGGATGTAACAGATGACTTAGTATCTATAACGTTTACTAAAGCTTTCTTTAAGATAGCTAGTTATGTTAATCATATTTCATTTGAGATGTGGTTAAAAACTATCGCTATAAATAGTAGTATTGATTATATACGACGTACCAAAAAAGAGAAGTATGATTATGAATTAGATAATGATAATAACTGTCTACAGGTAAGCAGTTCGGCCGACAGCTCACCAGAGGATTTGTACATATATCATGAGACAGATAGTAAGTTATCTGACGCACTAAGCAGACTTCGCTATAAGTATAGGTATATACTTGAACTACGCACAGTTCAGAATCTCTCTTACAAAGAGATTGCTGAGCATCTTGAACTCTCTGAGTCTCAAGTAAAATCTCGTCTTAATAAAGCGAGAGAGAAATTAAAACAATTGTTAAACTAAAAAAACATTTACTAATTATGACACCAGCAATTATTGGGCTATTAACTGTAGCATTTATCCTTGCACGATTATTTCGTAGCACAGGAATGTGGTGGAAACTTGTTTTCGCTATTATGGCTGGTCTATTAGTAGGTATTTTGAGTAAGGAAGTAGTTAAGTCAGATAATGATAAAACTACTTCTCTTACTAGTTTAGTTAGCACCATGAGTAATGATGATGCTTTAACATGCATGCAAAGCTTAGTAGCTACAGTGACAGAAGGTACTACCGTTCGCCTTACTGGGGTTGCAGGTTACATTGTTAAAGATGAAGAATTATTCGATGCACTAACTAAAAGTAATACCTTTACTAATGGACGTGACTCACCAGAAATAGAGGATGATAGTTAACCTCTTAAACTAACCTATCTTTTTAATTGTACTTAATAATAATTTTTTATTTTAACACTTTAAACATTATCAAAATGGCAAAAGAAATGAGTAAGGCTGAAAGAAAGGCAGCCTTGAAAGCAGCAAAAGCAGCAGCAAAAGCTGAAGCTAAAGTAAACAGCACTGAGAACAAGAAGGAGGAAGCTAAGCCTCAAGTAGATAACAAGCCGAAAGATGCTAAAGTAGAGGATGCAAAGAAAGCTCCTACTACAGCTAAGGAAACTAAGGTTCAGGCGAAGAAGGATGCCCCTAAAAGTCCGGATAAGCCTAAAAAGAAGGAAGAGAAAATTCCTACAATCATCCCTGAAGATGCAACAGGTAAGAACAGCCCTGAAAAGAAAGCTGTAGAACGTGCTGCAAACCTTATCACAGGAATTCCTACGGCCGGTATACCTATTGGTTCAAGAGAATCATCTGTTGATGGTAAGGCTATGTTAGCATTTGTAATGCAACAGCGTTATGCTAACAATGAAGAACTCAAGAAGCAATATCCTGAGTTATATGCAGACATCAATCGTAGCATTGATGTAGTTACTTTGTTAGCTCTTGTCGATGTACGTCAAGACTTGTTCGACCGTGGTGAACGTGGCGAATTGCAGTTACAGATAGCTGCAGACCAAGTATTACCACTGCAAAGTATGGCGGAAATGCTAGGTATTAAACTAGCTCCTGCTAAAGCTCTGCCTGGGAACGATGGACAAATGTCTATTAACTTCTCAGAAAGTGAAGTACCTACAGAACTTGCAAACAGCAAGCCAAAAGTAGAAATTCCAGAGCTTGATCCTAACAAGATTGCTAATGATGAGGAATTGAAAACTGCCCTTAATTACCTCATCTCTAAAGAGAAAAATGTGGCAGAAAATATAGTTAACACTGTAGAATGGTATCGTGTATATCGTGGCCTGAAAGAAACTGATGCAGATAAGAAGCTTGCATTAGACGAGAAGACAGTTACAGATTGGATCAATGAGACATTCTCTATTATCCAGCCTACAGCTATCTTGCGTGGTTTAGGTCGTGCTGTATACTTATATACTTCACAGACAGGTTCACCGTGTATGGCTCACTCTATCATGCATACGCACATGTCTAAAGCCGGTTGGAGTGAAGAACAAGTAGCAGAAGCATTACGTGCTTTAATTGGAGAAAACTTCCGCTATAAACTGAAGGATGATCCTGAAGCAAAGCCGGAAGAAGATAAAGCAATTAATGCTATTACTGGCTTACTGGGCAATGACTACATTGATAAGTTATTTGCTGACTATACTATTACTACCGATGGTGTAGAAGACAGTAAGAAGACTGAACTTGAAGCTGCACGCGAAGTTGCCCGTAAAGTTCTAGGGAGTATTCGTACCAATTACTTTGACAAACAGAAGGAGACTCCTACGCTTGATAAGATGCGTATGGTTGTAGGTCAGATTATTAATCTGTATCGAGACCCAGCTGATCGTCTTGCAGAGTATTGTCAAGGAGATTTAATAGCTCCAAAGGAAGACGAATACCCAAAGAAGGAAGAACAATCTGAAGGAACTGAAAAAAAAACTAAACTGGTTTAAAAAGTTTCTTTTGAAAATTCATATCCTAGAAGAATAGCCATTCTAATAAATATCATATCAAATGAATAATAGAATGTTAACTGTAGTTGGAATGTTTGTTGTCAGTGTATTCATTGGTAGGCAAATGTTCGCAACTACAGAAGTTATACAGGCACAGCCTGTTATGCCCTCTATAGTGGAGTTACCTAACTTCCCTAAAGTAATAAAAGAGGAGAAAAAGTCTGTAGATGAGATAAATGTCGAAGTCGACTTATCTACATTAGAAGTATCTGTGAAAGGAACAACAGACGCAAAAGTGAATGTAAAAACTACTGGTGAACCAAAGCCGGTAGTTAAGTGGAAAACTAAAGTAATAGAGAAGACGAATTCAACAGGATATCCGAAAGTAAATGCTATAAGTAAGGTATCTGATGACGAATCACCGGCAACTCCATTAACAATAGTAGATAAATATGAACAATAAAATTATACTTCAGCAGATGATACGTCTATCGCGTATCATTAAGGACTCAAGAGAAGCAAGAGCTAAATTAAGTTCTATACAATCTCAAACTGAATACTTTATAGTAGAAGGTAATCAGTCTACTTTTATTAGAGACCAAGCTAATAGTAGTATAAGTAATTGTTTATATGTAGAACAGTACTTACGTTCGTCTGTAAGTAGTGCTTGCAAATGTTTGGATGGTTTTGACGCTTCAAAAATGGAACCAATAGACTACATCAGTAGTAGTGATGTAAAAAATAAGTTTGTCGACATATGTCTAGGTAAGAAAGTAGTAGCTTCTATTAATCTTACCACTGGTGAAATAATAAGCATCAATACACCAAAACAAGAAATAAAGGCTAAAGATAACAGCCCTACGGTAAAAAGTTAGTGATAATAACCGTATAATAAATACTTTAATTATATCACAGTTCGAGAGGAGTAAAACTGTAGCGTAAATCACTCCGGGGAAGTCATGCGGTAAGGTATACAACAATACTGGTCGCACCTGTCAGGGAGCTGTAGTCATTTCTACTGGCCCGAAACAATACAGAATCCGAGAATATGTTAGCTGCTAACACAGTGAGATTACTCAAAAGGTAGGATAATAGGCCTAAACGTCTGAAAAACGGAAGGTAAAAGGGGATAAGAGTGCATAATCCTCTCTAAGTAACGACATGATGAGAACCGTACTGGCGATTACTGTTACTAAAGACTCGTAATTTAAGAGAAGACACACTGAATTACAAACTTAAGCAAGTGGAACGAAATCCATATATCCGTTTAGTTTATCAAAAGCAGAATCAAAAAGGGATATAAACACGATGACGAAACAGGGGCAATACGGTTCCTGACTTACTCCTTTGGAAAGAGTAAGTAAAGCTGAAAGGCAAAGGTTAGTTTCACCTTAAGCAAGCAGCCAACTCATGGAAAAAAAGAGATTGCAAATAACGCATTACCGGTCTCCAAAATCGGTTAACAAAAGCGCTACTGTGCGTCCAGAAAGGGAAACAGGCTAACTCTAGTGTTCAGTACACATCAGCTGTGATGCAATATGCAATTGTGGATATTGGAACTTGTACTTATGAAGGGAGTAAATTACTGATACTAATGTAAGGATAACCGTGTTATGGTACATACTTATACAAAGTAAGGATATGAAAGCTGGATATGCAATGGCCCAAGTATATACTTGACTGGTTACTCATGGAGCAGGAGCCAATCCTGTACATTATCGTAAATAGTGTGCTGTAAAAGAACTTACGTATAAGGGATGAGGTATATGAGATTGATACCGTCTTTCAAGTCTAAGGTGACTCATGAGTTTTGTCGTGTAGATGAGTATAATATATGAGAAATGACGAGACTAAAACATAATAGTCTAAAATGCGAGTATGAGGGCGCTATAACCCTGAACTTAGAAGCGGACACCTTTAGCAAGTGTTATTACGTGGTAATAAATAAGATTAGGAGATGCAGAGGAAACTCCTTGTAAAAAACGGCAGAGCTTAAGCATTTCAAGATATGTAAATGCCTTTGATTTATTATACTAGTTCACACCAGAATTTTGGATAATAAACATCGTTATGGATTAAGGAAGTAAATAGAGTTATTAAAGATGCTTTAGGGTTAGAATCCTAAAACCAGTTTAGTAATAATTATAGTATATGATGATATGCTTAATGAATCAATTTTACTTACGCTGAGTAGAGTCAGCTATGACAAAATGAACTCTAATTGTTTAACTTTTAACTAATTGGGAAGTCCAATGGAACTGTAAACGCTGAGACTACCGCTCGTAAGAGTAGTGTGAGTAGACAGATCACCACCCCGACTGCCAACCGACATTGCTGACTGTTAAGACACTCGTAAAGTACAATGCGCAACATTGTATGTGAGAGAACGCTGAATCGTTAGTTACCTGTGTTGTTTCTTACACTGTCTCTGTAAGGGCAATAGTACACTTATGATGAAAGTATTCCATAAGCAAACAAGGAGACGATGATAGGTGGAAATCCTAATGTTCGTGCAGTATAAACAAACAAATCCTGGAAATGGTATAGATGGGTCATGCTATAAGCAATGAGTCTATGATTTTAGTAATGTTAGATTAAACAACCGTAATTCTGACGAATTTCGATAATACCGGACATACTCAGTAGGTTCTAAGGAACTGATGATAAAGTGGCTTATATCGCATCTAATCGCGTTATACGCTTACGGTGAGGGGTGCGTTAAGCATCGAAGGAATTGAATCTTAACCGTCGAAACGGGACGTTAAAACAAAAAAAATATCAGAAATTATCAGAAGTAACTCACAGAGTATTTCTCATAAATTTTCAATTTATTATTTTTATGCTTAGTAGATTATGTGATTGAGTTCACCTATTCCAATTTTGAATAGCTATTAAATAATCGAACGGTGGAGAGATTTTATCAATTTTTTGTATAACTATGTTCGTATTGGTATATCAAGTACGGACTCAAAAAGGAACATTTTTATGGAAAATAATATTAATGGAGCTAACACTCCGGGTTTAGCAGCTCAAATTTTAGCTCGCTATCGGCAAACAGCCCAGAAGTTTGGGCCTTTCTTTGGACAGCAGATATTTACAATCGTAGCACAGACTCCTGACCTTAAGTGGAAAGAAGATGTAGCTACAGGTAAGAATACTTTCCGTCAGGAAGTAAAAGCTTATATTCTCAAGGCTATTGATGTTGAGTCAGTTAGTTTACTTGAGAAGGATGTTGATGGACGTCCGAAAATCATCTTGAATGAGAAGAAGAATGATCCATCATTAGTCTTTGAGCTTGCTGATCCTGAATTTACTAAAGCAACCCGGCAGAACGTAATTGAGTGTATTGAACGGTTGAGCAAACCAGGCTCTAAGCCTATGTTCTTTACAGCTGAAGAACTTCCTATGTTGAATGACTTAACTAAGTTATCCAACCAGAGTGTGTTGAACTTCTATGAAGAGATGACACGTAAGTGTATGCAGTTAGCTGAAACTGTCCGTAGTTATATGGATATGAATCAGCGTATGCAGGTTGAGTATTTACGGCAGTGCGGTTTAGATAATCAGGAAACTGAAATTCACGTAACTGCTACGATTACTGAAGAAAAATAGTAGAAGCTTATGAACGGCAGACTTTCTTCATTACGTGTAGAACTTCTGCGAATTCTAATATGTTCTGAGCCAGCCATATTGTCTAAAATTCAGATTTGGAATGGAGGACGTACCGAAACGCCTAAAAAAGTAAGTATTAGAGAAGATGGACGGGTCTTTCTATTTTACGGAAGTGGGCCATTATGGTGGCAAAGATTATTTAATACTTATGAATCGGTAAGTATTATAGATGCTTCTATTAGTATAGCAGATGCAATTACTGGGTCAAATTCGACTCGAAATGAATATGCCTTTGACGAAATTACTAAAAGTATAATTGATGAGGCAAAGAAACGTAAGGATTTCGATTGTATAGTTGATATTTTGTTTGATTGTATGCGGAATTGTTCAGATGGGGAACTACATTCTAAATGGATTAATCAAGAGAATATCAAAAAATATGCAAGAGAAAATGGTATAACCAACGTTGAAGACGTTAACCTTGAAGGGCTTAATGGAATAGTTGGAATTAAGACTGGTGGACGGGTTATTCCTATAGTACTCGGCCAGTTAAGAAAATTTAGAAAATATTGATTTGGATATTATCTTAAAACAACATAATTTCATAGTACTGAACTGGGTACTATTTATAGTAATTACTGCTGAATTGGGCAGTTATTACTACACAGTTCCTTAGCTCAACTGAATAGAGCAACACACTTCTAATGTGTAAGTTATGGGTTTGAATCCCATAGGGACTACTACTGGTAGATGTAGTTTGGTCGAGTATTTAACATTTAAAAACATTAATCAATATGAAATCAATTACATCAATATATTTGCTCGGAGATAAGAATAAAGGTAAAATCGGTCGTATTAAAGAAATTTCTAATGAAATTACTTTCTATTGGAATAAGATTAAAGAAGAAAATGTTATTCCGAAGAAAGCTAAACGTAATTATGACTTAAAAGAGTTACTCCAGAAGATTGAAATTCTATCTGAAGAACGTACCTTATTAAAACTGTATATGCAGTGTATTAATATGGGTTATAAGAAGTTTACCGAATTATCTAAAGATAACAACTATCTTAATATCTTTACTTTATATGAAAAGACTGAACAGTTATTTCACTTAAGTAAGATTAAGACTCTTGATCCGAAGCTTAAACGTTCTAAAGGAAAGAAGAACCTAGATAAAACTGAAGAGCTTACTTCAGCTTATATTGCAGGTTTAAAAAATAAACTGCAATTAGAAATTAACAAAATCAATAAAGATATTACAGATTTTAATGAGAAAGCAGAGCTCGATATCGAGGCTCCTGCTTTATCATTAGCTGCATAAAAATGGAGAGAAAAGTCAGAAAAGCAATTTATGCAAGAAAAAGATTTTGGGAATCTAACTCAGCTTATGAGAATAGAGTAAACTATCTTATAGGCTGTGTTAGTAAATATCCCGAATTAGAACTTGCAAATATAGACGTAGGTACTAATACTACAACTATATTTTACTATGAGATAGTAGAAGAAAATTCTATTACAATAAAAGGATTTTCAAGTAAATAACTTAATTATCAAAATTATGAAAAAGATATTAGCAAAGAAAAATAAGAGAACCGGTATAAAGAATCATAGAAGTAATAAAAATAAGTTTCGTAGAAGCTATAAGGCTTATCAAATAATGACGGTAAGCAAGAAACCGGGACCATCTGGAGTCATTAAATATGATGAGAATGGGAAAGTAATAGGATTTGTAAAGTGGGCAGGAAATAAGAAGCAGTCTGAATATACTACTAAAGTAGCAAAAGATGCTATGAATGAAAACAAATCTATAAAACAATCTAAAAAAGAATTAATCAAGAATATTCTTATGAAAGCAGGATATGATCCTACAATACGATATACCCGTAAAGAAAAAAGACATTTCACGCGTATAGTCAAGAACAATATGTTCACTAAACCTAAAAGTATCGCGTTAACAACTGAACAAATTAAAGAGAAAATAAAAGCTGATAAACTCGCAAAAAAGTCTATGCAAGCTAAATTTGATGAATCAGTACGTGATAATCCTTTAACTCCTAAAAAAGGTAAACAGATGGCTCCTAGTGCTGCAGAACTATCTGTTAAAGAAAAGCCTAACAAGAGAAACTTTCAATATGCTATACAGAGAAAATGCTCTGATAATGATATGAAAGTATATGATTTTGCTACTGGAAACTTTGAAGCATCTACTAGAGATGAAGCAAAGAATAAAGCTGCTAAATTAGCTAAAAAGTACAAGAAAGATACATCATTTACAGGAGTAACAGTAAAGGATATTGAAGGAGATAACAGTATAACTTATTATAGTCGTAATAAGTTATTAGCAGCATAAGTTTAACAAATTAATTATCAAAATTATGAAAAAAGAAAACAACTCTAAACGTGAGTTTTATTTACAAAAATTAAACAAGAATCAAAGTAATTCTCAAAAGAATCCTTTGAAATTTTTAGCATTCTACGTAGGTAGAAGTAAAAACAGAAAGCAACATGTAGGAGGTTGCAAAAATATTTCTGTTTCCATAACTTAAATTGGTTTCTCATGTAGCTCAGTGGTAGAGCCGCTACTATGTAGTGTGAACGCGTTGGTTCGAGTCCAACCATGAGATCTAACTTTAAATACTTATAATATGATTATACAAGGAAAGATAGTCTACGTATATGATATTGAGGTATTTCAAAATATCTTTCATTGTTCGGTAAAAAATACAGAAACAAACGACATCTATAAGTTTGAGATATCAGAGAGGAAAAATCAACTAAGAGAATTAGTTAAATTCTTTAAACAAGTAGATAAATACATTACTTGGGGAGATTATTATACTACAAATATTAATATTCCAACTAATATTATATTTTGTGGCTATAATAATTTGCATTATGATAATCCTATAATTAATTATATAATTGAGTATGAGGATAAATTAATGCAATATAATATACCTACTATATGTCTGTCTCTTATACACATCTGACGCTGCCGACGAACTCTAGGGTGTAG